TCAGGGCAAGGTTGAACTAGGTTCGCTGGAATCACCGGTGATAAGTGAGTTGATTGCTGACACCCCATCAGTATCAAAGCAATGGTTGATATAAATAGGACGCTCCACGATCTTTTGCACTTCACGCGTAACTGTTTCGACCTGCACACGCTGTTCTGATTTTGCTTTTTCATAATCGGAACTCATCTGGTTAATTTGATTTTGTTTTTCAGTTAAAGCTTTGAGATGCTTTTGCTCTATCTGTTGAATTTTTACTGTGCACTGCTCAGCGGATTTGCGCAGCTTTCCGCTCAAATGATTGGTGTAAGCAATTTGCCCCAGCCATAAAAAGAAAAAGACCGCAATTGCGATCCAGTTTTTGTATTTCCAGAGTAGACTTAGAGTCATCTTAGAAATAACTCCTTCTCAATAGCCCGGCGATTCACCAGACCCTGCAGGCGTTTACCGCGAGCATTTACCCATAAGCCAAATTGTTCAGCTGCCGCCTTATAGTTTTTCTCATTCAGCCTTTTGACCAAAGTGGATTCTTCAAATGCGGTAGGTCCAATGTTATAGGCCAATGAAACCAAGGCATCAAACTGATTCTGATTGATCGGAACATTGACTGCGCTATTGACGGTTTGCTCGAATTTTTTCAAGTCATGTTGCATGTAGCTTTTGGCTTGCTCCAGTGTGCAGGTATCCCCTTTTTTGACACGAATACCATTTGGGTATTTTGTGGTGCCATAACCAATGGTCCATACCCCCACACCATCATCATAGGCATTCAATCGTAAGCTTTCAAAATTACGGATCAGATCAATACCACTTGGGCTGATATGCATTTCATCCGTAGCGATACCCAGCATACTGGTGACATCATCGTAAGCGGTTGCAATCAGTTTGTCAGCAGCATCAACCTGTTTCTGGGTGAGTTTGCCACCACTGATCTTTCGTAAGAAATCAAAAATGTGCTTCATGGGTTGTCACCATCTTTATCCGTATTAAAAAATTTAGGACGTGCACCACCCTTACCCCAAATATAGAGTTGTCGGGTAAAGAGTGCGAATAAAATACTTACCGTGGTATAAAAAAGTGTTCCGGCCGGACTGGGCGAATACTCATCTTTTACAAAGAGCGCTGCCCCAAAAAGGATCGACAACACCAATAGAAAATCGATATGTTTTGGAAGTTGAATTTTTGGATGAAATGCCATGATGGCAAACGAAACTATAAATAACACCAAAGCCGTTTTACTTATGATTAGCAGCATCTTCGCTCTCCTTTTTGACCAAACCAAGAACTCTTGATCGAGCCAAACTCAGCAATGCTTCAGCTGTACTTTTACCAGCAGCGCCCAGAATGAAACCAAATAGTTCTGGGTAATTACCGCTAGCAAGAAATAAACTTGCCGGTTTAGCAAAGACCACGCACAAAATGAAACCCGCAAAGAATCCTATCCAGCGATCCCGAGTAGGCTCCTTACTTAATAGAAAGCCAAAAGTTGCACCCAGCACACCTGTAAAAAGGATGTGCGAATGGTTCTTTATGCTTTCCAATACTTGACTAAGAAAGTCCATATACATCCCCTTTAGCCATACATCCCCCTATAAAATTGGCATTAAAAAAGAGCCTTTCGGCTCTGGTGGTGGGTCAGATGAGTAGTCATTGGACATTGTGCCCCCTATTTTTGGTAATAAAAAAACCCCGAATAATGTCGGGGCGTATAGATTTTCTGGAGTTGATTTAGCTTGTTTTAAAGAAACTATTCATTGTAAGCCGCCTCTAGGGTTTCCATTGCACTATATAAAATAATGCTAATAAAGATAACACCAACAACTAATATTCTTGTTATCAATTAAATTATTCCCGATCATCTTATTTATAAAAACAGCATATAAACCTTAAGTTGCAGTCTGATTAAATTACCAACAATTAAATTTTCTTACTTGGAATCTAGATAATAAAAAAACACCCGAAGGTGTCTTTTAAGTGGATATTTAATCAATTTAGATTTGATCTAAGTATTTAACCCATATGTCATATCCAGCTTGATTTAAATGAATGCCATCTCCCACATGGTACTTGCTATCCAGATAACCATTCTCATCAATGAAATATCCACTTAAATCAATAAACTGAACAGAGTTTTTATTGCATAAATCAGCTAACTCCATATTTATTTTCTTGATCCTCGTGTTACTCATCTTGGGATTTTTAGAAATCATTTCCTCGTTAACTGGAAGTATAGAAAACACCACCAATTTATCGCTCGGAAGCCGATCTAGAATTTTATGATAGTTCTGTAAAATCTCGGCATCAGATCGTCTTTTTAAATCATTAACACCAATCATCAAAATAATATTTTTTGCCTCCTTTAATGATTTGTATTTTTCGATTCTGTTTAATACTCCATACGTTGTGTCTGACCCAATGCCATAATTTACAAATCTTGGATAGATTAAACCTTGAGTAATACTATCTCCAATCACAATAGTGCTGCCTGGAGTTACTTGAAGATCCTGTCTCTCTTGAATCGCAAGTAACTCATAGTAGTATGGAGTCAGTTCAGTTGCTGAAATCCCCAATTTATATCGTAAAGCCTTATCCACCTTACTGTCGTGTAAAGTGTACCCCACACAGCCAGCAAGGATGGAAATAAGCGCATATACTATAGTTTTTTTGAACATTATTACCCTGTAAAATATTATTAATGTAATGAATTAAATAAATATCTTATAGGATAGTTTAATTAGAATCCATCAGCAATTTTATCCAGCTCGCCGCTACGAATTGTTTGGGCTTGAGCTTCTGAACCAGTTTGTGATGGCATGATTACAATCGGCTTAATTCCGTTTGCAACAAGTTTGTCGCACAACCACTTAATGTTCGCTTCCCATTCTTCATAACTTTCAACTCGACCACTTATTCCACCGTTTGCAACTGTTTTATTTACGAACATGTTATTAGGATCAAAATCATAAGCACTAGCTGATGAATTATTGATTCCATTGCTATCATTGATGTAGAAACATAAAACACAATGGGTGGGTTTTGGTTCAAGCGCAATAATAGTATTGACCCAGTATTTACCCCATCTACTTGTTTGGCCACCAAAGCCCATATTAAGCATAGTTACATTTTTACCTTGCTCAAGTAGTTTTTCTCGCATACGACGAGAAAGCCATTGTGAACCTGTAGAAACTGATCCATCAGGACGAGTTTGACCAGTTTCCCCAATAGTTGATGCGATTGGGTGCTGAGTCCACGAATCACCTAGAAATGCAACCACATCCCCATCTTTAAAGAGTGGATCTTTTGATGTATTTGTCGATTTCCTATAAGCAAAAATCCCACTCAACAGCACAGAAGTTGGTGTAGATGTTTCACAAGTCACACGAACCTTAATAGTTTCTGCTGCTGCAAAATCAACAAATACATGATGAACCTGACCAACAGCATAAACAGCATCATGAATAGAGGTTGAGCCATTGAAAACCTGTAGGCGAGCACGACCACTTGTTTTGTAGGTCTGGCTGTCCGCACTGGAAATGTAAGACTCATCACGAACGGCTAATGGGATTTCAATAAAACCATTATTTCCTTGACCATCAAAACTAATCTCGAAGCCGTTTCCAGCAAGGCCATCTACTAGCTGGTATGATCTACTTAAATATTGAGTATGTGCGTTATTGCCAATGTTCAGATTACCTGAATTCATATCACACCAATTGAACAGATTATTTGTCCCTGAAACAAAACCACCAGTCTTTGCAGTTCCAACATAAGCTACAGGTATAGCAATAGTTGTTCCGTCAGTTGTGATCTGTCCTTGAGAGCTTGTTTGTTTTGCGAACAAAGTTGGATTGAAATTAAAGATTCGATTTTCTGACTTCTTGTAGCTATATTTTTGAATACTATTAACTGCAAAATCAGCAAGCCCTTTATATCCGAACAACGTCAAATGCTGTCCTTGATTCGCTTCGTGCATTGTTTGCGCTTGGGTTGGGTTTGCAGGTAGTGGTGGCATTACAGTGATTGTTGTGCCGTTAATACCAATCACATTATGACTTGTATAGCTGTTCGCTGTCGGGTCATATACAACACAAGAACCACTGTAAATAAATGCAGTGGCATCAGAAACAGTCATTTGTGTATCAGATACACGAGCTGTCACATTTACAGCATTAAAGTTTGTTGGGGTTAAAACAGCTTTAACGAATTGTGAAGTGTTTACAAAATACGGACTTTCTTTGTCAGTCATCAAATCAATCTGACCAGCTAGACCATTCTGGTTGGCGATAATTGCATTTTGCTTGCTGATTACAGTATCAAGTGTTGCTTTGACATTACTGCTGTTGTAATCAATTTTTGAGGCATCAACATTCGGCATGTGCTGCTGAATAATCTTTTGAATGACATCAATCGAATATGTTTTTGATTTGATGTAAGCCACATTCCAGGCGGCAGCCTGATAAGCTGATGCGCGCATATAAGCAGCATTGGCAGGCGCAACATATGTTTTCTCAGTCAAAGTTGTTTGATCATCACCAAAAGCTGAGATAAAAACTTGATTTTTATCATACCAGGCATGACGTGCTACCCCGGTAATTTGGCTAAAAATGCGATAGCCCTGACTAGGCGCAATTTTAATAAAACCTGTTGATTTAAAACCAGAAGAAGCAAGTAGAGTGCCAGTTGCTGAAATATACCCAGACTCACTAAATGCGGCTGATGAAACATCTGTGGTTATACTGTCAACCAATAGTTTTGCAGATGCTTCAGCTAAATCCTTATCACTCTGACCTGTATCAGTCCAAGTACCCGTAACTGGCGTTACACCTTCAGCACTGGTACGATTCCAACGGTAAATTTTACGAGTATCATCCGCACGTGCACGCATTTCAGCCACAGCGGGTTTGGTAGCTAGAAGTAGAGCTTCGGTTGCATAGCCCTGATAAAAACCTTGAGCCACCACTTGGTCAGCTTTTTGCTGCAAATCCTGAATAGTTTGGGGTGCAGTCTTATATGGACTACCATAGCGCGGATTTACAGTACCTAGTTCATTTGCCGCTTTACCAAGATTATCCACATCAATATCGGCATTAATTAACTTCTCTCGTGTAACTGGTTGATCAGCCATGTTTCTCTCCGGCATTAAAAAACCACCCGAAGGTGGCTGTTAAATCAAATTGTTTATGTGGTCTTTGTCGTTGCTGTAGTAACGAGCATCGTAGTTGATGGCCGTGACTTCGCTTTCAAATGGGCCTGAATGAGATTTTTCAGTAATCAAAAAGGCTTCTGAATCCTTTTCAGTTGAAAGTGTGATCGAATATTTGGCATATTCGTCATACTCGCTTTTCACTACCAATGGCAGGATCGGAAGCCTTTCCAGTACCAGGCTGTATTCATCTGCACCTTGCGTCACCAGCATGGTTTCTACACTGCGATTTAAGTGCTGCAAGTGAATCGTGTAGCTTTTGGCTAGATCAAGCTTTACTGGTTGAGAGGTGGAAATATTCTGCCCTTGCCAGTAGGTGATATCACCTGATGTTGCATCTTTGCCCAAAGTCACCACTGATGGCGCAGTGTCATCAACTACTGCAATTCGGTCATTTAGCGACACAAGATCCGCTTCACCGTAGGCAGTAAATTTCACCATCTCGCGCTGATACTGGATTTTGTTCCAGGCGCGATGTGCTAAAAAATGCGCCTGATATTTATTGGTCACTCCACTTAACTCAAGCTTTTTCGGATTGGTAATAAATTCATCCGGTAATCGAATGATTGATTCAACCCATCCGTCTGCAGGATCAATCCAAGTTACCTCCACTCCATCATGATCCCGGTCTACACCATATTTTTCAGAGCGTGTTTCAGAGAATGGCCGCTTATTCCTGTGATTAAATAGGATGCTTGAGTTCGGATTCTCTTTCTCAAACTGGAAGTAGATCTGCGAGCCTTCACGCCTTGCATTGGACCCGACACAACTTGCAATCTGAGCCAGAGCTTCTTCAAAAGACTGAGAGCCTTGGTCGAATGTATAGTTAAAATGCGCTGCCAGTGGGGTGCCAAAGTAGTTCTTGATTTCCTGTGAAGTAGCATAAATCCCCTGCACATCAAGATCACTGAGTTCACGGCGGCCAATCAATGGATCCAGCGTGATATGCGTAACAATATCAGCGAAATCATTGGTCGGCTGCTTGCTTAAAGATCTTTCACCAGACGCATAAGAGTAAAGCTTTTGTGTTCCTATACAGTTCCACTGGCGCTCTTTAACCGACAAGGCACCATCAGTGGCCACGGTTTGAGACCGAACCAGTGTTACATCTGGGTAAACCAGTTTTTTAAGATATGAGCAGGCATAGACTGATTTAAGCTTTAGTTCATCGTATACAGCTGAACGCGGTCTTGTGTTTTGTGAGGTCTTGCGAACCCGAACACGCACACCTTCAGCAAACGGAATAGGCAAATCAATTCCTTCAGACAGGCCGAAAGTGGATTGCTGTTGTCGGAGTAAATACCCATCGAGCTGCAATACTGGCCCTACTGGGTTATTACCTTCTAGCTCCTGATATTCAATATCATAAGAGGCATGCATTTCTGCATTTTTTCCATCCGTACGAACCGAAAATAAACCCTTTGGAAAGTAAAAGTTAATCAGCAGTTTTTCGATCTCTTTTGAATTGATATAAAACCAGCCCAACCAGTTATCGGTGTATTTACGCAGTTCAATGGTCACCTTATTAACAGTGATGCCGTTTAACTTATTCCACTCGGATTGTTTCTCTGCTGGAATCGCCAGTTCGATAAAGTCTGATGTCACCGTGGTGATATTGGCGTAATTACCAGAGATATCTACCGAGTTGCTATTGTTGGTTAATATGGTGGAACTATTCGCCAGATTGTCTTCAGTCAGTAACGCCCAGTTTGGGTTTACCGATACCGGGTTTACCAGTGAGACTTCATAAGCAAAGGAACCACTTTTCAAAATAGATGAAACAGCATAACGACCTGAAAGATCTAACAGGCCATTCAATTCATCCTGAATGAGCAACGTATCAATCTGGATACCTTTAAAGTTATTCGGGCTTTCAATATTGACTGCTGACCCGATGGTGATAACACCAGTTACCTCCACATTAGTCGACCCTGACAACTGTACATCCGCAACGCCAATTCTGTCCGCATTCACGACAACCGATTCACCTGCAGCAAAAATACCATCCAGACCACCACCAACCAGATAAAGGCGGTTTGGGTACTGTGGATACATTGTGCCTTCAAGTGCGGTATCAATTACAGACTGCGTTGGTGCTGGCAAAGTCTGACCGGTGACAGCCGAACTCTTTTTTCCTACCAGTGGTGGTTCGGTAAATGCTTCGCCAATCTGAATTTGTGGTGTGCCAATCAGGCTCATACCAGGTGCATAAACCGATGTTGAAAACCCATCAATGGTTGAGCCAAACGTGTCACCATCCTTGATATCGGTAATTTCAAATTCACCACGACCAAGGCACATCAGGCATTCTTCAACCTCAATACCATCATCTTTGTAGTAAAGGATTGGTGGAGCAATTAGGTCAGGAACACATTTATTGGTGCCGAATGGATCAGGAACACGGCCTTTAATGCGCTCACGGTTTACCCGGTTGGATAGCTCGTTATTGCTCGACTTCTGATCCATTATTGGAACATCAGGCATGTTCATGTAGGTGTAAACGGATACGCCCACCGAAAGCACCGCAGCAGCAACCATAAACCACTCAACAGGGGTTAAACCTGCCGCATGACAAACGATGTCGAAATCATGTTTTTTTGCCAGCATCTGCAAAGACGCTTCATCGACTTTGTTTGTTGGTGTTACATCATTCTGCTGACAGGCAGGTTGTAAATAAATGCGGGCCTGTGGGTGCTTCTTTTTGACTTCAATAAAGGCTTCGAGCACCTTGTCTGTTCTGATATGCAGAACTTCATCACCACCATTAAGCGGGTTCTTTAGAATGCGTAATCGGCTCATAGTATCGAATCCGTTTGTAAAAGCGTTTTATAGTGATGAGTGGCAAGAAATGAGTGCCCATTTCAGTCAAATGCAAAACCCTACCGCAATAAAAAAGCCCCACATGGGAGCTTTGATTTGCATTGGTCATCAGGACCACAGTGCCATCTATAGGCTTATTGATCCGCCGACCCTGCCTGGCGTTTAGGCGCGAGGTGCGTAAGGTTTCGTGCAGCGATGTAGTCAGACCCACGAAGCTATCCGAGTAGTCCTGATCAAAAAGATATTGAGCTGCTTCAATCAGGAAATGCACACAATGGTATTTCTCAGGGTCATACTTTCGATCCAGCAAAGGGTCAATACTTTTCATCAGAAAAAGGCCTTTAGACTTGGGAAATTATCCACGGTATAAAACATGCCGGTGCCGGTAGAGTTGGCGCGTTTGGTGGCTGCATTGAATGTTGTGGCTTGATGGTCTGTAGAGCGATCTTCTACCTCATAGCCTTTCACCACCTGCAAAGGTGAATCCAGGTTATTAGAAGAATAGGCCCGATAAACTACAGATGGCCGTTCAAAGTTATCCGCCTCTCGAATTATTTTAAGCAGCTGCGGCACCACCTGCCCTAAGTCACCCACCGTAATCTTAAGTGTCTGGTCCAGGTCATCTGAGTTTGCACCTTTGTTGATTTGTACCGGCATAAAATCATAGTGGTATACCAGTCCATCTTCATGTTTGACCGTGACACCATCAGCATGATTGGTTACATAGCGAAGTGGCTGTGGCCAGAGCGGATGACTAATCTCAATCAGCTCAAGCATTGCCGCACTTGGTGATGCATCTAAATGGAATTTATCTAAATCGCTCATCACACCCCCAAAGCATCTGGGAAGCTTTCATTCACCAGCTTCTCGAGTAGATTCAGAATCTCAAGCGGACTGCCAGATTCCCACAGATCAACAATGCTCTGATCAAAAGCTAAATCGCCATTGTTCAGCGGTTTGCATCGAACCTGAAACGACACGGAATAAATCACACCACTACGCTCACCAACTGACAGTGAATCAGCAACGAACTGACAGGTATGATCCTGTGCTTCAGATGAATCTGTAATCAGTCGCCATAAAAATGGCTTTGGATCGAGTGTGTGCAATCGCCAAAATGCCCAGAAATACTGAGCATGGGTTTTGGTTTTAAGCAGCACAGATACATTGACCACATGCACATTATTCACAAACATTCTTCGCTGACGGGCAAGGCCGCCAAGAAGTTGCTGCTCTAACATGTTGTTGCCAGGTGAAAAGGAATACCCGGCTTGTAACGGGCATAATGCAAAACTGTTCACTATCGTTTAACTCCCGCTGTGGTGTTGCGCTGGATCTGCTTGGATGAATATGAGTTAGGATTACTCAATTCAGACCAAGGCGCTTTAGCTTCTTCTTTGGCAATCTTACGAATACGCACATCCAATTGACCGTTATCCCAAGATGTATCGGCGGTTTCACCTGGTAGTGTATGAACATTCACAATAGGCTGAACCATTGTGGCTTTATCACTAGAACCCCTCCCCGAATTAATCGCACTCACGGCACCCATACCAACACGGTGAGTATTTTGTGGCAACTCACCATATTTATTGATGTAGTCCATAGTTGGCGTACCCAGCTTCTCTGCTGCATATGCGCGAACCATGTACTCCCTATCAGAAGCTAGAATTGGAATACTGTCCGAAGTTGGTGTTCCGGCACCTCTGATTTTTCCACCGGTGGCGAAGCCTGCGATGGTTTGTCCGGCGATTAGGCCTACATTGGCGTAACCCATTCCTAGAATCAAATTTGAATACATGGTTTTTTGGGCCAATGTGAGTGCGCTTGGATCAGTCATTACTTGAGTGGCTGCTAAATGAGTGCTCACCAAAGCAGATCCAATGGCAAACATTTGTTGCGCCAAGAACATCGTCTTGTATGAACTGGATTGCTCTCCTTCACTATCCTTGACCATCTGGGTCATATCTCCCCAAACAGCTCCAGCTTGCGATAATAATGATCCGTACATGCTTAAGGTTGAAGAGTGTTGATCCTCAATCAATCTTTTCGCATTGTCACTATATTCAATATCTAGCGCTTTCATATTGGCTATATGGGTAGCTTTCGCCTGCTCTAACAGTGTATATCTTTGTTGAGCTTGTTCAGGCGTGTCATAGTCCCGATTAATACGGTTCACATTGTTGGTATATGAATCGAATTCTTTGCTTTTGTTGCGAGCAGAGGCAATATTTAAACTAGCCGTTTTATACTCAAAACCCTCTCCGCCAAATTTATTAGCTATACCGGATAATAAAATCGCATTTTCAGCATTTGCCATCTGATCGAGTAGATCGTTTTTATAAGAATCTAATTTCTCCTTTTGAGCAGCTCGGTATGCCTCAACATCCCGGTCATATGCTTCTTTAGCTTTCCTGAGATAAAGTTCACGATTTGTAGGATCGTTAACAAACCCCTTCTCGATCTCTTCTTTTGATTTGTTGTAATCAATAAGAAGTCTTTCCTCTCGGGTCGCGTACTCTCGTATTACGCTCTCTTTAGCCCTTTCAATTTCAGCTTGTAATCGTTCAGCTTCACGTTTTTTTTGTTCAGCTAATCGTTTGGCTTCATTTAATGCCTTGTTGGTTTCAGCCTTGTTAGACTTTGGTGCTTTAGCGGTTGGGAAGAGATTTTTGTTTTGCTCTGCACCACCTCCACGCCCTGCCTTTTGAGTCTTATTCCATTCCAATTGAGCTTTTCGATTGTTAATAATGGATTGTGTGAGGGCATCATATTTTCCACTTGTTCCGGTAATAATATTACCCATGGATTTAAAGCCATTGACACTATTTTCAATAACTTTGCTTGTTGTGCCTACAGCATTTTGATATGAGCCGCTTACCCCACCCCACAATGCCTTACCTTTTGCCATAATTCCATCAGCAGTGGCAAAGTTAACCGCAGTCTGCCCAATAATTTTTAGCTGATTTAAAGCACCGCTAATGATGGTGACGAGGTTTTGCAATCCTGTTGCAAGCCCAATAATGATGACACCTACGCCTTTTGCGGCAACACCAACAGCATCCAAAACCCCGGCAAATTGCCCACCTTTACCAGCACCCTCAAGAAAGTACCCAATTACCTGACTTAAAACAGGCATCACTGCTGAAGCAAGCTCGCTCTTAAGTGCTGTAAAGCGCATTTGTACAGATTCAGTTTGGGCAGCCAATTCAATAGACTGCTCAACAGCTTTCTGACCAGTAAGGATTCCAGCCTCTTCCATTGCAGCCTGGTAGTCTTTCCATAACTTCCCACCATCCACAAGCAATGGAGCCAAGGCTGTGAGATCTGAACCCATTGATTCTAGGTAGAATGACATTTCCTTTTGGTTAACACCCGCTTCCTCAAGCTTATCTACATAAGTTTGAAGTGCATCAATGCCATCCATCTTTGACATTTCTTCAGCAAGTTTCTTAGCGCCTTCAGCACCATCTTCAGTCTTGACGGCAATTTGCTCAAAGAAGTCAACCGCACCACCTGCGCCGATGGCATTAAACTCACCGATTTTTTCATTGAAATCTTTCAGCATATCGGAGGTTTTTTCTTGAGAAACTCCGAAGGTTTGAGCAGCACCTGATAGGCCTTGAAAGTTCTGAATTGTGGTATTGGCTATTGCGGCAAATCTGGACAGCTCTACGTTATTTTTAGCTACCTCAATCGCAAGTCCTGCCAAGTAACCAGTGGCAGCAACTACTCCGCCAACCAGTGCGCCTGTTACAGCAGCTCCTACAAGAAGCGCACCTCCGCGAAGTTCGGATAACTTACCGGTGGCACTTTGGATTTGTGAGCCAAATTTTCCATCATTAGCTGCTTGAGCAAGTGTATTTCTCAATTCACTCATTTTGCCTGACGTTGTTTTGGCTTGTGTTCCGGCGCCACCCAAACTTTTAGATAAATCGTCAACTTTTTTTGCTGATGTTGTTGATGTGCTTCCTGTGTCAGAGATAACTTTAGCAGTGTCTTTAACTGATTTTTCTGTTTTATCACCTTGAGTTTCCACATCCTTTAAAGACTTGGTAACATCATCAGCGCCCTTTTTGGCTTTCGCTGTGTCGATGACAATCTCTAAGCGACTTTGTTGTGCGGTCATGGAAACTCCTAAATTTTGGCAATAAAAAACCCCGCTTTCGCGAGGCTTCTTGGGATCTATTTAAATTTTAATTAATTTCTTTAGCGCATCTTGGTGTTGCTAACTTTAGCTCGTTATCAGCTCTATATTTCATATCAGCATTAAAAGCTGAGAAAGTTGTTTTGACATTTAAAAGCTGATTAGTAATAGTGATTTTTTTTAATGCCATTCCATTTTGAGCATAAATCAAACTACCGGAATTGCGAAGTTGGTAGACATTAACGCTATTGCCATTATCTTCACACATTATCCCAGTGCCATCTTGGTTAAGTTTAATGGTTGATAAACCACCCGCAGCGGCAGTTGTCCAAATTCCTGTAACTTCAGGTTGTGTCAACTGCACATCTAGAAACTTATTGTCAATCATCTGGGTTGCTGGACTAACACAACCAACCATTAACAACCCTGCAATCCCTATTAATAGAATTTTCTTCATAAGCTTACTCATTTCAATAGCAAAATAAAAAAGATCATCCATCCAAAACTAACAAATCTTGCAAGTGTTGAATATCCTTGTCTTAGAGTAAACCATGAAAATATGTAAGGCATGAAAAATATTCCCAGTCCAAGAAGAATCGAAACACTTCTTTCCGCCTTGTAATTTAAGGGGGGTGGGGTGTCGCCGAATAGTGAATTTGGCTGGCCCCGAACAGGTTTATTTTGAGTATTTTGCTTAAATGGCTGATGTGAACTATATGAAAGACCTGTGCCGGGTGCACTTATTGTAGATCTTACACCCCTTTTCCCTAGACTCACCCGGGCACCTTTGCCACCTACAGAAAGACTGCTGATGCCTTTTTTGCCTACATTAAGGCGAACACCCGGAGCAATCTTAAAGCTTTTCCTGAAATTAAGACCCATGTTTCCCTCTTAGTGGCAGTGCCTAGTATCTGTTTTCTTTTCATTATGGCACCCGTTCTTGTCAGTACGTCCACCATGAGAATAAGCTGTTGTTGCAAAACAGATAGCAAGGATCAGTAATATAACTTTTTTCATAATTATTCCTATTTTTATAATAAGAATAATAGTTATAGCCTACTTTGTATATTTTTCAAGCAAAAACCATCCCGAAGGATGGTTGTTTTTTACTTAATCATCAGGACTATCGCCACAATGACTAAAATAGCTGTTAGTAGATAGCAATTAGTTCGCCACATCAGAATGGTTTTAGTACCTCGCTTTATTAAAGTGTCATACTCTCGCATTTTATCCATTGCGCGAGCCATCGCTGCATCACCTCTTTGCAGGAGGGTAACCATTTCTAATTTTTCCTGCTCCAAGATTCGTCTTTCTTTGGCATGCAGAAGAATCATTTCATGATCCGCCAGAATTCGATATTTAATATCTTCGAGTAGTTCATCACGGCTCATGCTTAGAATGTCTTCGCTCAACTCAAAATCTAGATCATTCATGCTGTGCCGCCTTGATCTTTAGCTAGTTTTGCCAGACCTTTAGGTGTAATGCGTACCTGCTCAGTAATTTTGGTTGTACCATCACCTCGCGTCACCTCAGTTATCTTATGTTCCAGATAACCAGCTTGCACTTTGTCCTGATAGCCTAACCAGTGAGAGTTGCCTGCTCGCTTGTAAATCCATTTACCGGATGAAAGCTTGGCAATTAGATCCTTTGGGCGCATTTGCAGAGCTTTAGCCGCATCAGTTAGACATAAACTTCCATCAGCTTTGGCAATTCGATCATATGCCTCTACTGAAGGCTTCATCTCCTGAACTTCTTCCTCTAAACCGACAATCCTTTCAGAGTAACCTAGAAGCAAATCTCTCAAAACGCGCGGATCAGCTAAAGACTTCATCGGGTCAAAGTTTTGGATAAGCTCTTTGGCTTTGAAATAAGAATCTTCTAGCTGTTCAAATACATTCCAAGCTTGATCTGTATCTAGAATCTTGGCATGACGCGCTGCACCTTTTTCAGTCCAAAGCATTAAAGATCTAGTATTTGGACTGACTACCTGAAAGTCAGTCAGTGACTTTTTGAGGCTTCGGAGATCATCTCCCTCAACTTTAAAGAAGTGCTTCCCTTCTTCAAATCGCTCACTATTGCGTGAGTAATTTTTTTGAATATTTATTGCTTCGGTGCCATAAAAGCTAGCCATCTGTTCAGTTGTCATTACAGGAACTGAATTGTACTCAGTGACAATTGTTTGAACACCAGCAACAGTCACGCTGTTATTTAATTTTGCATTCATGCTACTGACTCCTGTGCTAACAACTTTGCCGCTTTTGGCGAATGTTGCTCAAAGTAAGCAACCTCTTCACAACACTCATCGACCCATTTATTTAAATGATCCCAAGTGATTGAGGCTAAGGTGTAGGCCGTGGTGTGCTTTTCGGACTTTTCCATGATTAGTGTGACAAGCGTTTGTAGGTCACTAAAGCCATTTTCCGCATTGTTAATAAAATCAACAAAGCGCTCTAGTTGGTGCTGACTGATCTGAACTTGATTCGCTTCAGTGATATGAGTTATATTTGACATAGTTAATATTCCTTTGTTAACAGCAATCAAGCTCCGACTCCGCCAAGATTCAGGGGCTTTTTTGTTGTCTGTTGATTTCATGCTTTCGCACTCTCTTTGCTTAAAAATTCTTTTATCGCCTGATTAATCAGGTAATTAAGAGAACGATCTTCCTTTTCACCTTTTGCCTTCAGCTTTTCATGGTCTTCATTGTCTAAAAACCGCATTTTGTACTGTTGGCCTCTTTGCTTTTCCACTTTTTTCTCCTTCAACCTAGTAGGTTCAATAAATATAAAACCTACTAGGTTTATTGTCAACACCTTGTAGGTGCATTATTATAAATTTATTCAAATAGGTGTTATTTAGAAATGTCGACTAAGATTGATCTCAAGGTTAAAGATAAAGATTACTATCACCAAACAGACCCGCAATATAAGTTGCGCTGGCCTGAAGAGCTGCGTCAAAAAGTCGCCCAATCAGCCAAGGAGCACAACCGCTCCATGAACGCAGATATTGTTGCTCGACTTGAAGAAAGTTTCACCGAAACCAACCTGGTGGCCTCTGATCCCTACAAAAGAATGCTTTTAGCTGTTATTGCGGGAATAATCGCTGAGCAAGCAGATAGGGAGAAGCCATCATTTAAAGAAGCTATTGATAGAATAGTTAGAGCTATACAAATTGATGAAAAAACTCTCACGCATATGATGAATAGCATCAAAAAAGCACCCTAAGGTGCTTTTCTTTTAATAAAGGCTGAATTCTATAAAGTCCAACTACCACCTTGTCCCATCTCATAAACGATAAAAATTAAGGCTAGTACCATTAGTATGACAACAACGATTTCTGTTTTTGTTAGCATCTTCGACGCTCCACTTTTCATCACTCACATGATAAGCAAAGCAAACAATTTATAACATAAAGGTTACAAAAAAATTATTGGATGTTACAAAGTTAAAGACAATAAAGAAAAACCTCCCGGAGGAGGTTTGGTTTTATCTAACCCATTTTGGCAACTGTCTATACTTCTTTAAATACATTTCATCATGACGACCTGAAACATCAGAGTAAAAAAATAGAGCAAGAACTACTGGGACAACAAATTGCCCCCAGAATAACCAACTTATATTTTCAGAAATAAAAGTTTGAAGCGGATAATTCCCGAAATAATTAAAGCTATGTGCCAATTTTAAAATAGGCATATAAAAAATCGCTGACAAAATTACCGATGCGGAATAAAGCAAAGACAAGTACTTCAGTTTTGGAAACTCTCTAAAAGCACAATCTATTTTAGTTAATCTAAAATCTAACCACTCTGGCATAATAACCTCATAATTTATTTTTATGTTCTCAACTTATCAAGTAAATTGATTTTTACAGAAGCCTTAAAAAACTCTATCTAGACTGATTTTTTTAATCGGGAATATCCAATTCATTAATAAGATTAATCCATGATCCACACTTTACACCAAACTTCTCTGCCAGATTTGGAACTTTTATCCCTTTATGGGCATTCGGTCTGTCCCAATTAATATTTGGCGTTTTCTGCTCAGAGGTCAGCACATAACCTTCACTACTGTAATGCTTCCCTAGGCTTACTATATCTAAATCTGCGTAATTGTCTTCCAGCACATGAGGTGAGGATTTAGCAATAGGATAAGTCAAAAGTTCATTTTTAAAATCTGTAGTAGTTTGACCATGCTCATCAGGATTTATAATCATTGGTCTGAACAAGTCCAAGAAATGCTCATACTCCTCTTCAGCATAGCCGAATCTTGAAATCTGCTCTAAAATCTCATCCTCGACGGAAGCACAAATAAAAAAACCAATTGAACCTGAAGACTTACATACTTTTAGCCCATCCCAAATCCAAGGAAATTTTTCATTTGGATAATAGCGATAACATAAATCAAGTATTGCATTTGTGTCTATACAGATTCTCATCATTGTTTAAAACACCTTTTCTTGCAGGTGTTTAAAGGATTCTCGGTTAGACTCTTTTCTAAATCCAAGGATAGATTTTGCAGTGCTTGATGATATTTGCTCTTGCCACATTGCACTTAATACTTTTTCAACATAGTTATAACCAAAATACCTTAACACGGTATTTTCCTTCTTATTGTTAGGGATACCATCGTTTTTTGGTTTAATGTATTCAAGATATTCACTCAAATCCTTGTTGCCAATATAACCTAAAGTTTTCAATTGAATAGCAATGGCGGCCTTGCTGGCTTTTGTATCTTTTCGAATTAATTGAACAATATCATCTAATGGCAATTCTTCATCAAAATGTTTTTCAATTATATCTTTAGGCGCAAGCACATATCCTGCAACTCGATCACAGTATCGCTCAATTTCCTGTTGAGATTCCATCATGCGCCCATCAAATACACTTTGACCCAAACCCAGATGAACAATTTCGTGTATCAGTGTAAATAGTTTTCTCGATGAATATTGACCAGAGCTAAAAATAGTAATGACTGGAAATATCTTGTAATACATACACATTCCATCAGAACCAAATTTCTCAGCCCCTCTATCTAAAACAATAATATCTTTATCTTCAACTAATTGTCTCCACGAATTATAGTAGTCATCATTATTTTTAATTTTTTTCTTATAATCCCGGAATCCAAAATATTCGACAAGAGTTTCGGCATCTTGTTCAGCTTGTTGAATGTTTCCAGATAATTTCAAATTAAATTCACTTATATCTTCATCTAAAGCTTCTTTAATAGAAATATAATTTTGTCGTACTTGAGAAAACTCCTCAATCAAAGCACGGTACTTATATTTATTCTCTGATATATCAAACTTATTTCTATGCTCTACTAGATCCGGCGTATCTCTCTTAAAAACGTATTGATCTGTAGTTAAATATACGGTTGGAACAAAAAGTATTTTTGCAATTTTTTCTAATTGAGTCAGCTTGAAAACAGGCCCTTTCTCATTTAAAGCTTTAATTATTTTAGAATCAGCAATTTTTGAAAGTCGAGCCAACTCATCAGCAGATAAATTCATATCTGCCATATAGCGCTGTAGCGCTGTGATTGAGTGCCTAACTAATTGGACTTTCATGCTATTACCACTAAACCGCTAGAGTGACCTGTCGATACTTTTTCCACCTCCATATACATGGAGCTTTTAGTATCTAACATTTTAAACAAGCATTCTAATAGCTTTACCAAATCAAATGGGTTAATTTCTTTAAACTCTACTCCATCGACATGCAGAGAGAATGTATATTTTGGCTCATTGGACATGACACCCTCCTCTGCTTAATGTTATGACTTTATGAGTAATGCTATATTAGCATTCGCTGTAATTTAACATCTTTACATTTTTGTTCAATAGATTAGAAAAAATATATGACACAGAATGTCGTTTAGCAAGAAACCAACTCACGCTGATTTCTTACTCATCTTCTTATAGGCCTTGTCTAGAAACAAGTTATCCAGAGCAGTTATGCACTCAGTAAGAATATAAAGCTCACACGGTGCCTCGTGCACTTCCAGAAATGCCGCTACATCCTTTGAGCTTAAGGCTATTGGCACACCACTGTGATGAATGTCACGCGCTCTGGCAATCATATTAAATGCTTTTAATACAGAGTTAGCGGTGTAATTGTATTCTGGTGGCTCACTTATTTCTTTTCCGAGCTTTTTGTAGATCGCTTTTTGGTGGTCGGTAAGACGTCCTGATTCTTCTGCCCATCTGTAGAGTTCAATGACTTTCCCAGTATTTCAGACTTTTTGCGATCCGCTTCAATCTGAATTCGCTGCGCTTGAGTGATTACCCAAAGGCCTAATTTCATGCCATATTCATCATCTTCAGACGATTTCCCATAAGCAAGTAGATCATGAGCCATTTGTGCTGAATATTCGATTTTTGCAGGAATATCACGCCAACCTAAAACTAAATACTTGCCAACAATGCCACTGAATACGCGGTTAGATTGCTCCACAAAGTCATCGGTAATTAGGGCACCACTTTCGCGCACCATGCGTTCTTTTTGTTGGTGGCTGTCCTGCATGTACTGGAATGATGGGCGATTAATTCCCGCTATAAGGTAATCGCCGCCATCTGGATGGGTAACCCATTCTGATGGATGTTTTTCAGTACTTAATGAATCTTTTGAAATGGTAATTTGCATTTTTTCTTTTCCAATAATAAAACCCCTTTCGGGGCCATTGTTATGCAACTGAACGTGTGATGGTTGGTGCCACTTTGACCTGCTTAAACTCTAAAGCCAGCGTGTGGTCATCGGTCGCATTGGTATCCGACATACCATCATTATCAAGCTCTAATTTAGGGAAGTGGAACCCGTAAGCATTGCCTTGAGTATCTTCGATGCCAATTTCGGCAGTCATGGTTTCGCGTGATTCAACATAAGGAATCCAGGCTTTGGACTGTTCTGTTAAAACTACTGTCGCACTCAGACCAATATTCACTTTGCCTTCGGTATAGCGGTTTGGAATGATGCTCTGGTTACCTAAACATGGGCGAGCAGTCAGGTTGTTGTTAATCGAAATAGTGAACGACTCAGCACACGCAGTACCTACCGTACTCACGCCATTAATTTTGAATGTATTCACGTTAATGGATGACATGAATGGTGTATCAGGTGCAGCAAGTGGTGCAGTTACAGGGCTTGCTGCTGGGTTTGCATAGCCTGTAGCGCTAATTGTTGCAGAGCCTGTGATTTTGCCTTCGGTGTCGCCTTGAATGGTTAATTCACCGATACGAGCACCTGAGAACACCTGAATAAAGTTTAATTTTTTATCATGCTTTATAATGGTAAAGGTATCTAATTCCATACCACCAATTTCAAGAGTAGCAACACCTGTTACACCATCTTCTACAAATATATTACCGGCTGCACCTTCAAGCAGAATATCTTGGCTTAAAGCCGATAGTTCATACTCAATGGTGCCAGTCGCTTCACCAGAAGTTGCTACTGAACCTTGATCAAAACGAGAATCTACAATTTCATCAGATTCGGTAAGCGAAACGGTTTTCTTTAATGAGTCAGAGTTTCGACGCAACGTATGCCAGACAGGCACTGCAGGCAAAACATTAGGTGACTCTTCTTTTGCAATGTAGATAACTACATCAGTGCCTTTGGATGACATAGTGTGCTCCTTAATTTTAGGCATAAAAAAACCACCTTTCGGTGGCATTGAAATAATTAACCCCGCACTTGGCGGGGTTACTCGTCTTCATCATCTTCAAAATCTAAGCTTGGCTGCGCTTCCTTAATCAGTTCATCCAATTCTTTTAGTAATGCCGGCTTGGTTTGCTTACCCTCTACAGACAAAAACCGCCCTGCCTCAGACAAGCACTGTGTAATTAGCTCAACTTGTGCTGAAAGCTTGCCAATGCGTACCTGTAGCCCATCTTTAAGCTGACGAGCTAGTTCTTCTTGCTCGATGTAGTATTTGCGGATCTCATGACCTTTTTCATTGCGCTCCATCATTCCAAGATGCTTGGTCATATCTACCGAGATAATGTATTCAATTGAAGTTTGCCCGGTCTTTGAAAGCTCCACTTTTTGGTGGAGCTTAATGTAGTCGAAGTTTTCTTCGAACTTGCACTGAGTAATTCTTCGTTTAATCCATGTTGAAAAGTCTTGCTTGCTCTCTAGCATTTTATGCAGGTCACGAGCATTCACACCAAGCTGAACTTTTCCATTTAATTCGACTTCGATAAATGGGGTTTGATTTTCAATTTTTACAATTGCATTCATTGATCTGCTCCGACTACTCATTAAAAAAGAAACACTGGCAAGAAGATGCAATGAATAGTCGAAACGACCATCTTCTTTTCGGGGATCAGCCTAGCCAGTGGTTTGCCTGAAAACAGGCATAAAAAAAGCCCTGCATCGCTGCAAGGCTCATTTTCTCAGTTAAAAAATTGGCTAATTGTCCAATTTTCCTGTTTTGAATTTGGTGAATTTTGGTCAATAAAAAACCCCGCTTATTGCGAGGTTTATGTTTTGGGTTGAGTGATTCCCAATTTAGACAAAATAATATATAAACGGCATTTAGGTCAATTGATACTGCACAATTTTTCTAGTTCACTCGGAACTCAGCTCTGATTATTTTTGCGTAGAAGTTCTTTTCATCCATGCTTTGTGGTGCATGAACTTTGTAGATTTCAAGATGAGACACACCGAATGATTGCAGATACTTTCGCCATGTATCGCACAGCTCAGACAGCATCATAAGGCCACTACCCAGTGGCGCAAAGCATTGAATTGAAATGATGCCCTGATCTCGAATACACGGTTTATCGCCAATACCTACAATCTGGCTATCAGCGTACTGGATGAATACCTTACTCCAAGCCTTATTTTTTGGTGGCTCAAATGGCATGCCATGACTTAGTGGCTTATTCACCATTTCAACAGTTAATTTTTCTAATTTGGCGATTCTCATTAACTCTTGATGAATGGCTGTTTCAGCTTGGGTAAGTGTCATCATTTGTATTTGCTCGCGACTGATTGGTAGGACAACGAGTACACCCCATTGGGTGCTTGCTGACTCCAGCCATTTTCTAAACGTGTGCCGTATGGACTCAATGATTGAATATAAACAAGACCGCCTATTTTCGCTGTAGATGCTATTTGCATTCCTTCACTTAGCGTTTCATTGCCTGATAGGTCATAACCTTTCTCATAAGCATTCTGCGGGCTATCAAGCGTGACTTTGTGTGATGCCCGAAATTCACCATCCATGACAGGCGAGCGCACAACGACTTGCCGCAGTGTTTCGCCTACAATCTTTTTAAGGTGGTCGTCTGCGTTCTTCACCACTTCAAGCGCAAAATTACTCGGTTTGTTTTTCCATGCCATTTAGCACCTCGGTAGATTCTCAGTTAATTCGCGCTCATCGTATGAGTTGTGAATATAAGCGCCATCTTCATATCTCACACCGCACTTGCAATCAGGATTGAAATCATGTGGTTTTAAATCATTTTGAGGTATCACATGAACTGAATCATGGATTTCGTGTACTTCCCAAGCCATAACTACACCTTTCTAAGCTGACAAGTCCAAATACTATCTGTCGGATCAGCCCCAATATTCACCACTTTAAAATCACCTTTACTGGTTGCCCAAACATCACCAATCTGCGGAATGCCTGTAACTTCATTCTGTAGAACAATTGCTTTTGCATCTTCGGCTTGATAATCAGCAGGCTTCACCAAGTCTTTTTGATATGAGCCAAACAGAACGCCCCGCCCTGAATATGACTCATTGCCAATAACCGGATAAGTCTGTGTTTCAAAATCAAACTCACCAGAATAGATCAGTTTTTCACAGGTGAAAGTGTCGACAGCATCGGCCAATTTTGTACTGAATGCTTGCGCAACCTTGGCTTGGATTTTATTTTTAATCATGCCCGAAACACCTCAAACCCGAAGCCTTTCGGCTTTAAATCCAATGAAGCAATGTAAGCCCGCGCAATTTGCTCAAACTCGGACACTTCCACACTACCTTCTGCAAATGTTTCAGTCACTTGCACTGTGTCAGCCTTAACGCTTTCACTTGTAGCTTGACGAGCAATACCGGTATAAATCACACCTGCAATAATGCCTTTAATGATTTCACATGCAGCATCAAGCAAAATTGGATCAATTGGATCTGGAACATAGCCAACCTCGTTCCGCATCCAAGTGTTTGCTAATTTAATGAGGCGAGCTTTATCACCAGCCGGTGCAAAGTCAACACCTAGAATCTGCTCAGCCTGTTCTTGGGTAATAAAGCTCATGGGTTATTCCTTTGGTTGTTCTGTTTTTGCTTCGGCGGCTTTTGCAGCCTTTGCTTCAGCAGCAGTCTGTTTCTTGAGTTTGGATTCAAGGTCTTTTACTTGAGTCAATAAAGCATCTTTTTCAGCGGTTAGCTTTTTAACAGCTTCACGTTCTTTATTGAGCTGATCTTCAGTTTCTGTAAGTTTTTGAGCTACTGCATCGAATTGTTCCGCTGGAATCAACCCACTTAGGTCTGCTGGTTCACCCGGAGTAAGATCAGCTTTTAAAGTTTCAATCTGCTCTTTCAGCTCAACATTTTCAGCAACCACCTTTTCACATTCGGTTTTTGCATCATCAATAACCTTTTGCAGTTCGGGAGTAATACCCACCTGCACATTCGCGGTAATGATATTGGCTTTAGTGCGTGCAATCAGGTCAAGATATGCCTGCGGTACATCACCAGCTACTTCTGCACACGCTTCCAATGTGTCAGATTCATGATATGCACTTGCCTTGCGTAAGGTATAACCTTGAGCTTGTAGGTCTGCCACATTTGCAGGCGAAAAGTCATCAGTGAAATACAGTCGCTTATTTGATTCTTGTTTCATGTTTTTAATTTCCCATCAGGCAAAGAAAAGCCCCTTTCGGGGCAGTTCAATTAGGCAGATTTGATTAATACACCAGCGGTATCTTTTACGCTTGCAGCGATTAGATCCCAGTTGGTTGGTGTACCAATTGCCGCATCAGTAGGTGACTTACCGCCTGCTGCTGTATCCCATGCATAACCTTTAACACCAGCACCGAAGGTCCATTCAGCTTGGTAGGTGTATTTAATGTTTTCACCACCAGTACCCGGTACAAGCTCAGCATTAAAGTCGTTGTTATCGTTCACAACCACAGCACCCTCAACCAAACCAAGCGTGTTGTAGAAAGCTGTACCAGTATTATCACCAACCAGTGCAGGCGCATCAGTTACCACAAATACACGACCAAACGGATCTCGCACAACGTTTACACCGTCATAGCGGAAAAGGTTTTCAGAGTTGGCCAACGCATTATCAAAAAGGTTATGCATTGTGGTTGAGTGAACAATCCAAGCACGAATTGCACTTGAACGGTCGCCAAGTTTCGCAGCACCCTTGTTAAGCAAGCGGAATGATGCAGCATCAGTACCATTACCGTGCACCGCGTTTACATTGCCTGAAATAGCGGAAGATGCTCCCAAAATACCCGCATTCAGCATATCCGCTAGACGAGCTTTCGCCAGCTGCTCACCAATGGTCAAAGCTGCAAGCTCTGGATTTTGAAGAATCCAGGAATACTGCTGCTTTTCATACTCGATTGGAGGTGTACCAGCTGCAACCTTAACTGCTACATCAAGCATTTGTTCCAAGCGTTTTGCCGCCACGGTTCCGGTGCCGTATGCATTACGACGACGAACAATACCTGCAATTGCTTTGAATGATGCTTCGATATTAAAGTCACCACCGAAAGGCTCATTAATCAATTGAATGGCACCCTGAGATGCTTCATTGAATTTTTCAATATCCTGTGCCACTGTTTCAGTCATTGCAGCATAGGTTTGCTTATTAAAAACCTGTAAATCAAAAGGCATGAGCCTCTCCTTAAATTAATTTATGCTTGTTCGCCCACTTGCTTCATGTAAGCAATTTTCTCTTCTTTGGTTTTGCATTCAGCCAAAGATTTAGGGCCTGATTTATTTCCACCACCACCCTGGAATCCGCCACCTTGCGATTGACTACCTTTTAAAATCGAATCTTTGTATTGGTATCCACCAACCAGAGTTTCCAAGGCCTCATCAAAGTCTGCGATTTCACCCGGGCGAGTACGTGAATAGATTTTTTGACCATCGGCACCAACCGCCACGACTTTGCCGTTTTCAATCTGGAAGTTTTTCCCAAATGTGGCTTGGATCATGTCTACTGGTACAGCGATGTTGTCTTGAATAAACTTAGAACGAGCAAACCCGCCACCGATAAGTTCGTTATGCAGCTGAGATTCAAAAGCATCACGCTCCTGAACAATTGGTGCGTACTTTTCTTCGACTGCCTTAATTGCTTCGAGTTTGATTTTTTCGACTTCGCCAGCATCCACCAGTTTTTTATCGTCGAAGTTTTTCAAGGTTTCTAAAGCTTTTTTGGCTGCAGCTGGATCTTCGATACCCTCAAAACCTTTAAATTTTGCCTCTAGTTGCTCTTTGGCTTCACGATGGGTTTTTGCTTCACCGTTTAGACGTGAAATTGTGGCAACCGTGTGTGCTGCATCGTGCGGTGCCTCTTTACCATCATCGTGAATGTAGATTGGCTTATCACCATCTACTTCTGCATAAGTCTTACCTTCGATAGTTACTGTTTTAAGTTTCATAAGTCATCCGACCCTATTTCTAAAATGAGCATCCGCTCGTTACGCTGTCCGCATCCGCTTTCAGCAGGCAATAAAAAACCGCCTTTCGGCGGTCATAATTAACTTATATCTTAAGAACAAATTCTGCTGGCTGCTAATATGTTGTTCGAACTGCCTAACTCACTTAGATTGAACCATGTGAAGTAATCATGATCTGTAAGTACTACATTCTTAACAACTACACCTTTAGAATTTATGACTTTATCTTCAATCGCTGAGGCTGTGTAGTCGAAGCAGTTAACTTTAACTTTAAGAACCCTCTGCCCTAGCCAAACCGGTATCCCATTTTCTTTCATGGCGCCAGTGTATAGGAGGGAAATAATAGGTAAGCCATCTTTAGAGTACTCTCGACTCATTCGTGCCACGTATAAAATATCTGAATTGTTTCTGCCAACCTCGGTCCAATTAATGCCATTTAATCGCAAATATTGTGAAGTGTTACTTATTTCCTTCTTGCTTGATCCGGAGTTTTGGGTATTTGTTTGCCCCCGCTTATCATTCAATTGTATTGAAAGTGGACTTGTTCTACTTATTCCTCCATATGAACTCGGAGTTGAGCTACTAACAACATTTGAGCTTGATGAATTGGGAGTAGTTTTTGTTCCAGCTTTACCAGTATATGGATTTACATTTCCCACCGTACTCCAATTATTACTAAAATTGCCATCTGGACTAGAGCGCATATGAGGTTGAACATACGTTCCATTGGATCGGTAATAACCTTTAACCGATACACCTGCAATCACCGAAGTGCAAACAATCAACATGGAAACAAGCAATAAGAGCAACTTGGTCATAGCAAGCCGTAAGTCAGTATTTAGCTGAAGTATAACAAAAACTAAACAAGCTACTACATTTTACAATTCAAGCATCTTAAATACTTTTTGATCTAAAACCTTAAGCTCGGCCAACGTATATTCACGCCCCAACGGATCAGTAAACTTGTCCAGACTATATCCACCCTCTTTGTAAAGTTTGTATTTAGATGGCCCAAGCCATTCCCTTTGAAAGAATTCATCAGCCTGATCAAAGAAGTCTTTAAATGAAGTGTTGGCATCAAGCTGACCTATCAGATCCTTACGCTCATCTTTTGGGATGTCTTTAACTTTACGCTCATCCATAACGAATGGGCGTTGTCCAGGCAATACACCATCAGCATCTACACCAACCAATACAGATCGGCAATTCGGATGCAAAGGTGGTCGTCTAATACCCGAGTCACCAACCTTCCACACAGTCTGGTCTAAACTTCCGCACATTTTTGATGTCCTGCCATCCAAGGTGGCCATAAATTTTAAGTGAGTAAAACCTAAAGCCTTATAAGTTTCTTCATAAGCCGCATTCGCCACATGGCTTCTCGCAGTCCTTACTTGCCGCTCAATCGATTCACGCGACGATTTAAACAATCCATCTTTATAATCTAGAGATTTCTTGCCTTTGATCCGCTGAACAATCTGCTGATTGGTCTGACCTTGTGAAATACCATCACGGATGACGTACTCTACTTTTTTACGCAATGAATCGGCAATATCAGCAAACAGGTAGTCAACCAGTTGACCGCCAGCAAAAGGCGTTTTTCTTGCTGCCTTATAAATCTCAGCACCAGCGACCACCACAGCAGCATCACCAGCAAGTTTTGCTGTGTATGCAGCTTCATATATCGCCAAATCCAAAGCAGACTTGTGAAACTTTTCAGACAAGTCCACATCAATCGAAGTGAACCACTCATCAAGAATGGTTTTGATTTCTTCAATACGTTTTGATGTCTTTGCTTTACTGCCAAAATTAAACGATTTAAGCGCATTTCGTTCTGAATCGGTTAATTCTTCAAGTAACTCAGATAATCGTTGTAACTGAGCATTTGAGAGCGAATTGAAGCGCTTGATTAACTCATTGACTGATTTTGATGACGCTCGGTACAGATATGCCTGATGCTGAGTCAGCGCATCAAGTAAGGCTTTTTGCGCTGATGTGTTCATGCTTATGCATCCATAGTGCCATCATTCCGCTGCTCAATTTTCTTTACGATGTCTTCCCATTTGTCTTCTGGGAATGTACCTGTTTGCTCATAGTGATACCAAACATACATTGGTAATTCACCAGCAAGGCAGGCTTCGTAAATCAATTTAGAGCGAATAGGGTCATATTTAGGTTTATTGAAATCCTGAGCAATCGTGTAGCTCAGCTCATCCACTTTCAGGTCATGATTAGGTAATGCGAATTTCGCACACCAACGCAAAGCGATAGTCATTGCTTCAGAAATATTAGCCGCCACAAGCGACAAGACTGAATGCTGAATAGAGTTTTCATTCCCAGCCTGCTCAGCAGTCTTATTTGCGGATCCAACTTCAATCAGGCGAGCACCAAGTTCTTTCATCTGGTCCCACTTATCTTGCATACGCTCATAAGCCAAACCATTCTTTTCAGCCTGGATAAACTTACCATCTGTTGGAATGCCTGTACGACTACCCACACCAGCACCCGATTCTTTTACCATGGCGTACTGCTCTTGGGTGATGTTTGGGAAGCATAATGTGGGCTGCCCCACAATAAATGCTGATTCCTCCACATCTGCAGAACTTCGATAATATGAGAGTTCAATTTCAGCCAGCTCATACAAAGGCGCTGTACCCACCTCATCCGAGTTATCTACAGCTCCACAGAAAGTGAATGGAATGTAATCCCATGTATCACCATGATAATCAGTCGGAGTGGATGTTTGATCTAAATACCATTCACCCTTCTCATTCTTTTTGTAGACTTCCACCACATAAACAAATCGGCTTTCAATGAATCTCAGCCAAAGCAAGCGATATTGCTCAGACGCGGCCAAACTAAACCCTTCACGCTCTTTAATAGTTTCATGAATTTTGACATAGCTTAGCTTTTTCTGATTGCCGACAACAATGTGGTCCCAATCCTCAACCGCAGCTGCCTTAATGATGTGAATCATCGGATAAGCGCCTTTGGTCTTATCTTCAGCAAGGTTCCGGCTCGGGTTTACACTCGGGTAATCCACATAAACACCACAGCGATAATTACGACTGATTAACCGCATTGCACGCTGTGATACCTGGTAAATAGAACGTCCCGCACCATCAGCATTACGATCCAGATATTCCAGATCATCAGGCCGATTAAATACCGGTGTTTTTCCGAAAGCCAAGCCAATATGACTTGCTAAAGTTCGGCTGGTTACACCCGGAAAGATTGCCCGAAGCAAGTATTCCTTATATCGCTCCTTACCATCAGGATCACTCTTTGAAGCGAATAGCGTAGGCCGTGGCAAGTAAGTCTCGCCTTTTGCTTTAATAACTTCCTGACCGCCGCAAACATCATCCAACTTATTCCAAGTATTTATGTGCTTTTCGTAGTCAGCGTGTTTGCTTGTAATGCTCATAGTTAGTATCCAAAAATTGAAAGGTCTTCCACACTTAAAACTTGTGGCGGCTCATTTAGCTCATTAAAACCATCGCTTAATCCATCTACCTGGTCATCATGTTTGCCATTAGGAAAATTACGTAATTCATCAATCAGCGCTTTGTTCCAGTCGCCGCGAAGCATTTTCACATTGCCGATATTGACTTGAGCTGCGAACGGCTGTGCACGTGTGATCTTGTCACCCGATACGGTCTCAGCCTTTACGTTGAAGCCAGATAAATTTGTAATAAAGTTCTTTGCCTGAGCCTTGCCTGCTTGCCCTGGGTCTTGTGGCAAACGGATCATGACCTTTTTCCCGTCCATTTGGGCTGTCTGTTTGATTGTGTTTTCCACACCGTCAGGCCCCCAGCGGCCACGAACCATATCCACGATATAAATCTGGTTATTGGGTGTCTTCAGCATCCTTGGACCTGCCGTCCAATCACCCTCATTTTCGGATGCAGCCAAATCCCATGCACGTATTTCTCTTAAAACATCGCTCGGCAGCGCATCCACAATTTCAATTCGATCAGGTTTAAAAAAACCACCTGCAGGTGGTGATGGCATTTGACGATATTGTCCAGAAAATACATACGGTGCAGCATCCTCCATAACTTTTAGTCGTTCTATGGAGTGCTTCTCAGGCCATAGCGCTGAACCATCCTCCTGGATTGCGGGAAGGCATAAATGCTCCCACTCTTCACCATTACCACCACCCAACAACCAGCCCGACAAGTCCTCTTCATGCAATCGCTGCATAATGACAATAATTGGCGTATCGGGTGAGTTGGTGCGTGATTCAAGCGTGTTCTGAAACCATTCAATTACGTTTTTCCGGATCGTATCTGAACTAGCTTCAGCGGCCTTATGCGGGTCATCAATAATGATTGCTCCGCCAAATTCATTTCTGATTTTTCCAGCACCAAAACCTGTGATCGTACCACCAGTACCTTGGGCATAACACACGCCACCAGCTACAGTTCGCCAATCATCTTTAGCCTTACTATCATCACGCAACACCAGATCAGGAAAAACCTTCTTGAATGCAGGCTCAAGTACCATATTTCGTGTTTGTGAGGCGTTATTAGCTGCCAATGTTGCAGAGTAACTAATGTGAATAAATTCACTATCAGGCACTTTGCCAAAGCACCAGGCCATAAAATTAATTACAGCTATTTCGGTTTTAGAGTATCGAGGTGGAATATTAATAATGAGTCGCTTGGTTTCTCCACGAAACACCTTCATTAGAGCATCACATAAAACCCTGTGGTGCCAGTTATGCAGCCACTTATATTTTCGACGCTCTTTAAACATATATCGGGTGAAGAAATACAGATCCTCTTGAGCTTCAATCTGAATTGCTAAATCACGAGCTGGGTCAGTAATCATTTAAAACCTGCTCCCTTGCTTTCAGGTAGCTTTCAGTTGGTACATTCTGGTTTATAGTTTCAATCGGCTTACCGTCTTTACCAGTAATCTCTTGACGATTAGTAAACTGCCCACCAACATCTTTTGCAGCCTGCTCAAGAATCTTGAGTGACATCACTGTATTTTTAGTATTACGCTCAAGCTGCTTTTGGTATTGTTTTAAGCGGAAATGCTTGTTGGCAATTGGGATGTCAATCAAGCCTTCATCAAATTTCTTTCGAGTTTCATAAAAAAGCTCAACGAATTTTTTACTTAAATTTCTGCCTGAATATTTTGTTGGGTCGTAGTTTTGACACTGGCTTCGTGTGACTTCAATGTCATATTCTTGCTTGACGAGAGTGACAACTTCTTGAGGTGTATCACGGCATGCAAGAGCTTGAACTATAAATATTTTTACAGGCTCTGATAATGCTGCCATATTCTCCCCTTTGTACTGCTACGTACAGCAAAGCAGGCAAAAAAATTAAGCCAACTTCAATAAACACGTACCGCATGCATGAGCAATATTAGCCCGAGATATAGTTGGACCATCATTTGCAAGCTCTACCATTTTTTGGACATCTGGTGATGCACCGTAACGTTGGACCACACCATGGAATTCTTCAACGTCGTGACCACGTAAGAACAATCGAGGCTCACCCATAGATGTATATTCAAACTCACCATGCTTATCCTTTTTATGTCCAATGTGATAAAGCTCATGCTCTACCAATGCACAGAAATCCACATTACTCATCACCTGGCATACACGTGCATCCAGTGTAATGATGTATTTAGGCACATCACCAAACCAATCAATCAACTGAAGTTCTTGCCGGTCTTTACGCCAACCACCAACATTAATCATCACTCGTTCTGTTTGACCCAATACACGACGGTCTTTCGCTTCGCACTTGGTGTAAGCCCAAAGGAATGAAATCTCAGGAGGTTGAAAGCTTAATAGGTGCTCATGATCTGGATTGTGCAGTTTTCCCCATGACTCAAGAAAGGTTTCTCTAATCCATGGCCATAAATCATTGTTTGCAGGCTCGAAGTGAAGCAGACCACCAGTTTCAATAAATTCTTCATCCTCGACATCTGTGTTCTGATTGTCTTGGATTGGTGGATATGGTCTTTTCATAATCTTCAGCCCTTAAAAAAGCCGCCTTGCGGCAGCTCTATTTTTAACCTCTGGCCTCTCGACCAAGTTCATCTTCAGGAACTCTATAGCGCCAATATCGATCAGGTTTAACCCAGACAATATTATGCTCAGTTTTTTTCTTGAATGCGTTGTTTACACTTGGTTGCAACGCCAAATTACCATCAGTATTTTCTTTTAACAGATCCATTTGGTTGTTCTTAACCAAGTAGTCCACTACATCTTCCTGATAAAGGCACCCATCTTTTTCAAGATTTTCAAGCATCCATTGAGTCACATCACCCAAATTTAATTTAAGAACTGGGAGTAGATCCTTCATTCTGCTCCTCTTTAATCAATACTAGACTCTCCTCAGGAAAACTATCTTTATCTGACTTCTTTCCTGCAAACCATTGGCAACGATAATTTCCAGAAAATACTCCAGACCCTATTCTTTCCTCAACGATTGAATGCACAGCCATATCAGGGCCACCAACATTCAACCTAACTTTGTCACCAATTTTGAATTTAGGCTTACGTTCTTCACTCATATTTTTCTCTTAAGGTTTATTTAAATTAAAATTTTAAGATGAAGAATATTTACAAAAGTGTCAATCTTAATAACCCCTCTTCAAATCATTTGGCACATAATTGTTTTAGTATTATTTTTAAGAAAATAGATACTGTACAGATTAGGTATCCACTAAATATAAATTAAATTTATTAAATATTTAAATAGTGATATGGATCAATATAATCGAAGATTAATTAGAAAAACTTTGAAATATAAATAAGATATAAATATTTTAATTGTACATATATCTACAAATGCATCCCTAAGCTACCTCATTGTAATTGCCTCTACTGTGCCATTCTTACTAGGTCGAATCTTCGGCAAACAAAATTGAGAAAACTATGTTAGTTAACACAAATACCGCTCAAAAAGCGTCTTTCAATCAATTTTCAAATAACGCTACTGAAAACAAGCCTAAATCAGAAAACCATACACAGAAGCCTACACAAGATAAACCCAATCAAAATGATACAACCTCCACTAAAGAGCAAGATGATCAAAAAGAAAATACAGATAAAAAATAAATCATCGCTCAATCTTTTGATTAGCAAGAAAAGCCTATCTACCTGATGGGCTTTTTGAATTTTGAAATATCTATTCTGTCCAACACCACTTCAAATCATCCGGCACTGTTAAATGCACACCCAGCCTCACTACAGCAAAGTCATGCACGTAATTCAAATACTCGGTCATCTGCTTAACGCTTAACTTGGTTGTGCTGCAAAGTCTTATCACTTGCTCTGCAATCACCCGGTATTCTTCACACTCATTCTGCTTGAGCATTGCAATCGCATTGCAGGTCTCAGCAAAATCCTGATCATCACGACGGTAGATATAAATCAGAAAGCGTTTCTTAAATTCGTAATGAAGTGAATCTTTATCCTGACCAGTCTTTTTCTCTATCTGGCCAAACCACATCCACATAAGTCTATTCTGTGCAGTAGATCTATCATCTTGCTTCTGATCAATCACCACCCTTAGTGGCTTACCCTCATTAATCGCCTGAGTGTAATTGGTATGCATGAAGTTAATGGCTTTGGTGATGTCGGCATGAGACTGGATAGGAAACACGGCTTTTTGCATTTCCTATCTCCTACCATCACTTAAAACAATTCAATCCGACTAACAAGCAATGTGTAATACCAATTCATTGCATCGTACTGCTCGCTCAACAAAGTCCAATTCTTATCATCAATGAAAGTTGGCTGCCCTTTTTGCAGAAAATCACGCAACTTATCAAGTCGTTCTTTGAGTTGATCTTTTTCTTCAACTACGCGCTGTTCATGTGGTTGTAGTTCTTTATTACTCATTTTCTTCTCACAAAAAAAGAGCCACACGGCTCAGTTAAAAAATCTCTTTGTCTGTTTGATTCAACATCCGCTCAACTCTCACCAGCCACAAAAAACGCCCTTCATGGGCGCTTATGTAATTAGTTGAATTTGATTAGACCTCTCAATCCCATCAAGCATACGCAAAACACCAATTGGTAGCCTGGTGAAGCATTCTTGCTTGCCAGCAAAATCTTTAATAGGTATGTATTTATGAGCTCTCAATAATCGATGTATTTGTGTTTCAATATCATAAATAAATCCAGCTTCGCCATTTAAAATTGCAATCACTTCAAACTCATATGGCATTTTTCCATATGCAAATCTCTTAGCGATATTCGCTTCTTTTGTAATACCGACTTTATAAAAAACCTCATCATCACAAAAACACTTAATTGCATAAAGATTGCTTGTTCCATCTCCATACTCTTGACATGTTCGAATGTAAGCTTCTCTTGAGTAGCCCCTGCAATCCTCTTGTAGACATGTGGGGCACGTCGAACCTCTTAGATGACTAGCAGCGTCTTGTTTAAAAAGCCCATGATATGGGCAGCCAATTTCAACCTTGTCTTTAAGCTTTTTAAATCCAACCCTGCTGTAATCAAATTTCAAACCGTGGACTTCTCTCGCTTTTTTAATAAACACATCAAGTTTAGTTCTATGGCTATCATTTCTAGATTTTAGCCCGCATTTAGCACAACCATTCCCAGCAAAATGGTTTGCTGGTGTTTGCATAAACCTGCCATGCATTAAGCAAATGATTGCAGATTTAGTCTCAAAACCAATGTACTCAAAATCATCATAATTATACTTATCACCATGAATTGCTCTTGCTTTAGCAACAAACATTTCTTTAGTGTATTTCCATGCTCCACCACACCAACCGCATCCATGGCCTTTCAAATGTAATTTTGGTAGCTGCTTAAATTTGCCATGTGTTGGACAAATTATATCCACCTCTTCCAACTTGCTCCTATATTGAACAAGCGAGTAATCATACTTACTGTGGTGCTTTTTATTAGATTGATCTATAAACTCATCTTGAGTCATACCAAGTAATTCATCATTTGAACATGACCTGCATCCACTTCGGTAGTGGGTTTGAGGAGTTTGCTCAAAAACACCATGAGTGCGGCATATAATCTTAATTTTCGTTTTTGAGTCAACGTAATCAACCATGGAGTAGTCATATTTATCTCCATGTTTTGCTTTAGAGCGTTTTAGAAACTCTTCTTTGGTTACTTTTTTGTTTGCCATTTCCAGCACCTCATAGACCATGAAGCGCATGAAATAATTTGAATGCACAAAAAAGCGCATGTATTATTGCGGTCAGTCATAGTCGTTCCGTTATAACGATTAATGATCAGAAAGGCTTAGTTGTTTCCAGCAACTAGGCTTTTCGCTTATTTATTATACTAAAAAATAGAATTCAAGTCCTTAAAATTTAATAATAAGTTTGTCTTTTTTAGGTATTTTTCGAACTCAAATTTCGCTTCTTCTCTGGTTAAGTTTTCATAACCATCCATTCGACGATGACAGGCCCTACACATGGGTATGGTGTATTCATCCGAAGCCTTTTTGCTTAATGACTTACCGTACTCTGACCAATTAGCATGGCACGCTTCACTATTCGGATTACCGCACCGAATGCATGGCAGCTTTCTGATTGCTTCTAATCGTTTTGCATCACGCATATAACGCTTCACGCAAATTCTTAATCCGCTCTTTCAGCTTAATCATGATGCCGTCAATTGCCAGCAACTCATTACGTGTCAGGCCGGATCGACTGAGATTCTGATACTTAGACAGCTCAGCACTGCAAAATTCTAAGTCTTGTTTAGCTTGTACTTTGTCTGTCATAGATACCACCAATAAGAAAAGAAAAACCCCTCAACATCTAGAATGCGAGGGGCTTTGTTTGCCGTAATACGTCCGGCTAAGTGGAAAACTGTTATTCGATAGTCGGACGCTTACCAGCCTCTAGCACTGGAATATTTGCCTCAGTCGGCACATATACAATCTGGCTTATATTGCCTTCACGCAACGCTTCACCAAACGCACCAATGAACTCTTGCTGGCGGTACTCTGGATATTCTTGAGCGGCCTTACCCATAACCTTGATTGCTTCAGCACGCAGCTTTGCACTTTCCAGTTCTGATTTAGCGGTCTCTATGGCGATTTGTTTTGACTGCTGGGCTTCCGCAAGCTTTGCCTGACCAGACATACCTTGTTGCCAAACCTTGTATTGCGGCCATGCAAATAAGAAAAATAAGAAGATCACAATTACGAAAGCTGCGATCATTCCGATCAGTACATTATCCGCACTACCTTTCTGAAACTTATTCATTTTCCACACTCACTTTTTTTGATAATAAAAAAGCCCGATCAAATTAATGAGCAGGCTTATATTTTTGATTTTGTATTATTCAACTTCTTTCAAACAATCCCGACACACCTTGATTTCTTCATCATCAATCGTGTAATCGATCTCAGTCGCACCATGTAGGCCGAATAAGCAAAGGAAAAATCGGAGCATTTGGATCTCCTGAATCTAGGAGGCGGTATTAATTTAAAAACCACTAGAAATTAATAGGACCGCCATTGGTGCCCTGATATTGCTTACACCAACATTTCTCAGGGCAATAAAAAAGCCCACCTTTCGATGAGCTTTTTAACACTTGGTCACTTTTGTATAGAACGACCAGTCTATAAAAATACTATCTTATATGGGGCTTATTTGTCAATTAAGCTTTTCTTAAATTTTTCCGATAAATATCAGCATAAAAATCTATCTCATCGCGCATATCTGAAAGCATAATTTCCACCATATTTTCCAGATAAGCATAGTGCTCTCGGTAGGTACGCATCTTCATTTCCGTGATGCCAAAAAAACGTAATTTGTCTTCAGCTTTAAAATTACCCATATCTCGAAGACTTAAGAATAACGCCATCTTTGCCACCTTGAGTGCAAAGGACTTAAGATCAAATCGAATGCGTTGCACATCCTTTGCTAAAGCCTCATAGAGACTAGCAGCTAAATAATGATGCAAAATATTGTAGGCCATTGTGTTATCTCGATAGTCACCCCATACCAAGATTTCACAATATGCCTTTGTTGCCTGATCATCGATTGAAGCAATAGCACCACAGCGATCTTCCCATGTAATTGGCTCCAAACTACCACCCCCTTGACTTGGTTCATAATTTGCTGTTTTGGCTCTTAACTGCTGCCCCAACCATTCAATGTTTGTCATCTTTTCAGCTACCATCGCATTCATCCCTATTCCCTCTTATTTCCCAAATATTCCAAGCAGCACCATCCCAACAATGAAGGCCACCAATATAATCGTCTCGTTTCTATCCATCACTTCATCCCCACAATCAGCATCGCAGCATCTCGTTGTTCTTGATTCGTTCTGCCCTGCCAACCTGTAATTCGATTAAAATCTTCTGCCTTCAACTTTGTCCGTGTCGGCTTAACCAATACCACCGCCAAACCGCATTCTTTTGCCATTTCAGCGAGTAATTTGCCTGTTGCGTGGTTCTCCCCCACATTCTTAGCAATCTTCTCTCCTGCGGTCTTAAAATGGCCAAAACGGAAGTTTGATTTTTTGTTCAACCAACCCGCTTCAATGACCACTTTCTTGATTTCATCCTGATGAGTGCGGAATAGCTCTACAGTTTCAGGAAAGGTTAAGTTTTTGAGTTCCAGTGACTGCCCTAAGACAGCCACTCCTGATTTTTCCAAGTCTGGATCGATGCCGATAATCAGGTCAGTCATTAGCACCTCGCAGGGCTTTTTCTAAAATCTTCACACCCATATCAACGCCTTCAGACTGGCATATTTGAGCAGGGTCTTTATAGCCATCAACGTCTTCACTTAAAATTAGAGAGAGTTGCCGCATTTCGAATAAAGCCTCATCAATCCGCTTCTGCTGAGCCTCACACTCCTTCTTCTTCTCGATATAACAAGCCTCCATGTTGTTGAGCTGGGCTTTTAGTGAGTCAATGATGGCTTGTTGGTGGTTCCAAGCTTGCTCGGCGCAATATTCTTCTGACCCCAGAACATAATTCTCATCTTCATAGTTTTTCCAATACCCCTTGAAATCACTCATGCTCAATCACCTTCGTATTTGGAGATATGTGGTTCTTGATGTCCGTGCAATGGTCAGTTTCCTCATCCGACCACTGTTTTACATTCACATAAAAAGGTTCTGTTTTTTGTTCTGAGCAATAGGTACAGATCAACTGGCGCTCAACACTCTCAACTGTGGAAATGTTTTCCCAATCATGGTCACATTCCTTTAATTCTGTTTTTTCAATTAAGTTCATGCTGCTGCTCCTTGCAATTCATACTTGCGACACATCCCTCGCACCACTCGTTCAGCCTTGAAAATGTTGTAGGCTTCAATATCCCTGAAAATCACTTCTGTTTTGATGTAAGTCAGGCTCTTGAAAAGCTTGTAGCCCTTCTTTCGATATTCAGCGTGAATGTCATCCATCTCCTCACTAATACCTTTCCATCGGCGCTTGATGTCGCCATCCATAATTTTTAACTCTGGATTACCACCAACACGGAATTCATCCCATTTCATCACTGGCAATTCAAACTGACGCGCATCGTCAACAATGTTGCTCGGGTCATCCTCGTGGTAGTAATACGAGTCGATACCCACAAAGAACTCATAATCATCTTTGGTCAGGTCGTTAATGAGTGGCACGATCAGATCGCCATCATGCAGCGCGTAAATCTTGTTGATGACTTCCGACTTGGTTAAGCCCATCGCATTGTATTTTTGACAGGCTTCTTCCACCTCTACAGCTTCAAAACTCATCCAAAGCTCATAAGGCTTTAATGCCTCACGCTGCACCAGATTGACCAACTTATTCGGGTTATATTTCTTATTGCGCTTTTTCATGCTGCTGCCTGCTCCCACTTCTCAACCACTTCCATTGCCAACTTAATTTGCTCATAACGCTCTTTTGAGCATGGTCTAGCCCGACTGGTTATTTGCGATATGAATGAATGCGACACTTTCAGCTCTTTGCATAAATCTCCACCACGCCCTTTGCGCTCTTTGCACCACCGGCCCAAAGCTTGAATCTCCGCAAGGGCTGCTTGATCTTCTTTCTGTCGAGCGCGCTTCTTATGGGGTTTTGATGCCACACCCCCAACTTCCCACTCCATTTCCGCATCTTCAATGTCTTTTAAAACCGCTTTAATTTGCATGTATTCGTGTCTTGTTAGCTGGGCGCTAGAGCTAGGCGTTAAACATGCTAAAACCCTCCCTTTGTGCAATCCTGTGCGTTCCACGATAGCCATGCGTCTTGATCCGCGCGGACGACCCTTTCTACACCAATCAATTAACGCACCGACCTGCATTACACTGGCGCAATTATCGGATTCAGCAATTGAACGCTGTGGACGTGGCTTAAACTCCGTACCTGGCAATTGCTCAACCTGGCCACCACTCTTAAGAAACTTTTTAACGTCCCGGTTTAACTGTTTACGCAGCTTTTCTTTTTCAGTTACTGGTGCAGTCGACTTACGAGCAACGCTTTCAGCTTTTACGAGTTCTAAAAATTCTGCTTTGTTGATGTTCACACCCCACCCCCTGCGCTTTTCTTATACTCACCACCAGCCTTCAATAAAGCCGCCGGAAAACTCAAACCCGATTCCTGCAATTCACGAGCGCGGTTTTCAATCCAGGCTTTTTCCTCTGGCGACTGCTCAGGCAAATAGGACTTCGGCACAGCTCTAGCTATTGGCTTATTCTCAATAGCGACTGGTTTAACCCAGATTGCTTGCTGTTGCCCTTGTTCGGCATATTCCTTAACTACGTCCACATAGTTATCTTTAAACGCTTCATATGCTAAATAGGAGGCTCTATCGGCATTCTTTGCCCACTGGATCTCAGCAAACATTTCATAACAGCGGTCATACGCTTCTTTTTCGGCATTTGTGATTGCATGGTTGTTATCACCAAGCCATTTCACGATATTGCCCAGTGCTGCATGCTTTCCTTTGAATGAATCAACGACACGTTGTTGCTCAGTACCAAAACCCGTAATCCCAAGACACCACTTGCGGAACATTGCTGGATCTGGACAAAAGCCGTTATCACGAACCATGCGAAGGCCTAGATCAATTTCCTCTCTGGAGAGTCCTTCGATACAGATTTTCATTGCCTGACCAATTGCTTCAATCGGCATACCTTCAAATGTTTTTTCAAAAGAGCGCGGTGCAATTGCTTTGAAGATTCCAACCAGTTGACCAGTCTTGATTGGTTGAACCGCAGTTTGTTGATTAGTAACCATAGCTGTCATTGCCCTGCTCCTCTTGTGCGATCAACTGTTGGATTTCATCCCAGCGAGATGGTTTGTTTTGTTGTCCAGGTGTGAATTGCTGCTTTGGTGCAAACAAACCTTGATAGTTGCCAGTGATTGAAGTTTTTAAAGACTGGTTGCTGCCCTCAAATCCCCATTTTTGGAAATCTTTAAAAATTGTATTCAGGGCATTCTTAGTTAATTTGGTTTTAGCTGTTAGAGAGCGACTAGATACGTATTGTTCCCAGAGAGAGAAATCACAGAGAAGTGAAAATCTTTCTGAAGTTAATTTGATCACTTCGTCATAAGATAATTTGCGAGCCTTGTCTTTGCGTTCAGCTTCGGCTTTGGCCTTTTCCTGTTTTTCAAGAAATAGGCTGTTGTTGAAGATGACGATTAATTTTTTAGAGCGAAGCGGGCTTATATAAATATCTATATTTAAATATCTATAAGTAATATCTATTGAGTGTTCAGTTGGTGAACTAGGTTGTGGTTCACTTTCTGAACTAGTGTGGTTCACTTTCTGAACTAGTTTAGATTCTGAACTAGTCTTTTTACTGAACTTCTCAACCAAAGAAACCTCATTTAAGAGGTACTTGTTGCCAAACTTTGGGTGACTTCCAATGATACTAATAACCCCAAGTTCAGCCAGCTCTTTAAGGCCTTTTGCAACAGTTGCTCGCCCAAGAGTGCGAGACCCAGCAAGGTTTTTATTGCCTTGCAGTTGAGAGTAACTAACGTAATCAGATTCCTTGTTAAATCCGGTTAGATAATTCTCCAATCGCGCATAGATCCGCATTGCTGCATCACTTAAGAAAGGCTCAACTTCATTGCGGTAAAGGCGGCTTGACATGACATAACCTTTGTCAAATTTGTCGGCCATTTTTTTACCTTTGCTGAAAGGGACAATGTTGTCCTCATGTTTTTTTAAGGCACTCATGCGGCTACTCCTTGCTCTAACCACTTCGCAATGCGAGTAATTAATTTTTGAGTAAGTTTTACCTGTGTGAATACCTTTTCACCCGACTCAAATAAGCGGGGTGCAGAAGTCACAACATGAATAAGCTTTTGATCAACAGATTTTTGATAAGCCTGAATTTTTCCGTGCTGGTCGCGGTACACAACCTTATGGTCAATTAGGTATTGAACCAACTGGTTTTGACCAACCTTGAGAACCTTTGCAGATTCGCGGATGCCAAGTACATTGGTGCAGTCAGCAATGCGATCTAGACCTTTGGCTTTTGGTTCCAGTACTGCTACTTTTTGAGTAAGCTCAATATTAAGTTTGGCTTGTACTTCGATTGCTTGAAGCAGGTGTGCTGGGTTGGTGATGTCGAAACTATTTTTAGCCTTAAGTGCCTCTTCCATCGCGGTCATGCGGTCAAACACTTGAGCTTGTAGCTCATAGCTATATGACATAGCCATCAAGCAGGCTTCGCGTTTTGGGAAGTGGTAGCAAGGTCGCTCTGATTTGTCTTTGGCTATATAGGTGCCCCGAAAATTTGGGGCAGCATTCTCACCTAAAACCTTCGGTACTTTTGCCATAAAGTGGTCATGGCGAAGTTGCACTGGATTGCTTTCGTTTTTAGCGCGGTATTCGTTAATAAAGTCAACAATCTCAAGTGATGACATTGTTACTTCGTTTATGTTAAAATTTCCTTGTGTTAACATGTTCATAGTTTAAGTCTCCGATGATTTGAACACCGAAAAAGCCTGACCTTGACCGTCAGGCTTTTTCTCGTTGTAGAGCTGATAAATACTTTGCACACTCGCCTTTCATGGCCTTACGCAAAGATTGAATTTTCTGTTCGATTTCTTCCAGGATGCGATCTGTCTCATCCATTTCAGCAGGTGTCACCACGCCATCTTCCAAAGCAGATAAAACCTGTTTATTTGCGGCACCATTTCCAACATTCATACCAAGCAGCGATTCGAGAACACCTAGCTCATGATCCTTGCCTTGAGCTTGATCTACTGGAACCAATACAAAACCTAATTTGTGCGCCCATACTTTTAATGGAGCTGGGTTTTGTGTGTAGGTCAGCATTGCTTCAAATGCCTTTAGGCTCGGCAGATGGTTTTCCATGTTTGGATTGGCATAGTTCAAAATCGTGTTATGAGACACACCAACAAGATCAGCTATCTCTTTTGGAGTGATGCCATTCGACTGGTGCACCATCTTGTGCAATGCGGTTTTGGTCTCTTTCGATATATCCATGTGAACACCTTGTTTACTTTCACGTTTATTAAAAACACTAAGTTGTTGATAATTGGTTTAAGCAGCAACGGTATGGTGTTTTGGGTTGGCTTTATCCATAAGCCAATCCGTGGTAATAAGGCCATTACTGTTGCTAGCTAATGTTTGTGCATAGTTTGTTTCGCCCGTGTAGTCTGTTCGAGGAAGCGATCCTTTTGCTTCCATTTTTCGAACCGCTACATAGGAAATGCCTAATAGGTTTGCTGCGATTGTTCGCCCACCTACAGCATTAATTGCTTTTTGCATAGGGTTCATGATTTAAACCTTAATTAAACCAGATGTACTTTTTTAATTAAACCACCAGTTACATAATAATGCAACCTGTGGTTGATTCCTTTAGGCCGATTTTTACTTGATAATTTAACCAAAGGTTAAAGTGTGTAGATATGGAAACTCTTGTTGATCGTTTACAGAAGGCGTTAAGTGCCAAAAAGCTCTCATGGTCGAAAGCATCAACCATGATTGGTCTTAGCCCTCAAGCGCCATCAAAGTGGAAGAAAGGTCAGATAAGTAAAGAGACCCTAGAGAAATTAGCTGGAATTCTTGAGGTTGATGTTGGGTGGCTTATGACTGGGGGTGAGTCTGTATCGGCTCAAACAGAAAAAACCCAACCTGTAATTGCTCATGAATATGGAAATGTAAAGCCAACAGGGAAAAAGTTAAGGGAGATTCCGGTGCTGGATTTTGTTCAAGCAGGCTTATGGAGAGATGTGGTTTATGATGGGCTTCATCCTAAGGGAAAGACCCATACAACCTATGAAGGCATAGACCCCAAGGCGGTATTTTCATTAACTATTGACGGTATGAGCATGGCACCAGAATTCATGCCAGGTGATGAAGTTGTTGTGGATGCAGCAAAAGCGCCAGTACCAGGATCATTAGTTATTGCTCAAGAAATTCAGCACGGTCTAGCTTTAACAACTTTTAAAAAATATCGTGTTATTGGGGTCAATGAGCATGGGGTGGATGTTATTGAATTAGTTCCACTTAACCCAGACTTCCCTACCTACAACTCTCTGCAAATAGAAATCTCCATCATTGGCGTGGTTGTTCAGCACCATAGAGAGTTTAAATATTAAACCTATTCATCCCTAGCAAGCCCTAGAAATGACCCGCTTTCGAGCGGGTTTTCTTTTGCCTATCAAATAATATTTAAACCTAATTTTAACTAAATTTCACCTTTGGTTTAATTTTCGCTTGCTTTATGTTTATACCTTTGGTTTAATAATTTCATCGAAACAAAGAAAAGCCCCAGCGTGCTGCGAACCACCTGAGGCATGACCCACCCTTACGTGAGTGAAATTATTATGAATACAAAAGTTGATGAAGGCAAGTTGATTAGCGGGAAAGAAGCGCTGATTGCTTTGGCGAATGGTCAGGAGATTGAGGCAAGACATAAACAGACAGGTATGGGCTGGAGTAATGCTATGACCTTAAATCTGTTTAGCTTCCACAGCTCACTTTTTGAATTCCGCCTAAAACCGCGCACAATCACGATTAATGGGACTGAGGTTCCCAAAAGTTCAGATACGTATTCTGGTGGTCTGATTTGGATTCTTTGCGGTACGGACACAAGAGAATACACGTCACTAGCTTTGGATGAAAACGACGAGCTTCCAGCATATTTTTGGCGCACAGAAGAAGAAATCAAACAAGTCGTTGCTGCCCTTCGCCAGGTATTTGGAGGCAGCCATGACAACTAAATCCAATATTCTCAAGTCTGCATTAATTGCAGCATCAATCAGCGCGGGGATAGCAGTAGCTTACGCTTTCCAGCCTGCCAAAGTGGCTGATGATAATCCTCAAGTGGTTATCACCGCTCAAAAATATGAAGTGCTTAAACGTACTTGTAATGAGACCTGCATCGCTACTGTCAAAGCTGATGAATACAGCATCTATGTTGAGTATGCGTTAGATGATGCCTCAGTCGAGTTTCTGGACATTCTAAACGTGGTGCATTTTGACAAGACTGTGAATGCCTATGTTGATCGTTATGAGATTGAAAAGATTAATGCTGCGATTGTTGGGGGTGTGAAGTGAGTACTAAAAAATATCAAGTGCGTATTCGCAAGGCAGTCAAGGAAGGACAAGTTTATATGTCTGCTTTAGCTGCTTTTGGAGATGGTTTTACGATGAGCGAGATTACATCAATGATCTCGAGTGGCGATGTGTCTCTACCAGAGTTAATCAAGAAAACTTCTGATGCCCTGCCTGATTGGGAAATTATCTCTGTGATTCTGGTTGATACAGATAACTCTGATCAGCTTGGCGAAGACTTTGACTGGGACGAGGTAGAAGCATGAACACTTACGCTCAATTCTGTGGATGTGGTGCGGCAATCCAGTCTATCGAAGTAGTCCGCGCTGAAAGCCAGTTGATCCACCTGGCAGAAGAAATGGAAAGCATGTCCACGGCTGATGATGTGATCAAGGTTGAAGGCAACACGATCACTCTGACCTATGTGGGTCGCGGCATGGAAATTATTTCCCTTTGTCTAGATGAAAAATATTCAGACAGCACACGTATTCGATATGCACGTGAAAACATGGCACGACTTGAGAAGATTAAATCTGATCTTGTTTCGTGGGCTGCTTAGGAGAAGGTTATGTCTATAAATATTATTACAGCAGATCAAGCACTAACTGTAGGTGCAATCATTACCTACATCTATGCAGATCCAGGCCTTGGTAAAACATCAATTGGGTTTACTGGTGATAAAGCTATTTCTTTTGATTTTGATAAAGGCTCACATCGTACTGGTGAGCTGCGTCGCGGTGCTGTAGTTCAAGTAAATCAGTGGGCTGATGTAGCAAACCTAGCACCAAATGATTTAGCTCCGTTCAATACCATCGTAATTGATACGGTAGGCGCAATGCTTGAAAGCATCAAAACGCACTTAATGCTAAACAGCACCAATCGCCAAAAAGATGGGTCATTAAAATTAAAAGCTCAAGGCATGGCAAATAACATATTTAAGCAATATGTGAATAGCTTAATCGCCTCGGGAAAAGATGTGGTTTTCATTGCTCATGCTTCTGAAGACCAGAATGGTGATCAAGTAATTTATCGCCCCGATCTTGGTGGTAAGAACAGAAATGAACTATACCGAATTGCTGACATTATGGGTTATTTGACCACTGTTACTACTGGCGAAGGCAAGACAGAACGCGTCATTAGCTTTAGACCTTGCCCTACGCATCATGCAAAAAATGCAGGCGCTTTAGGTGGTGATACGGGCGAAGTTTGGGTGCCAGATTTAAAAACTAATCCCACTTTCTTGGCTGATCTTATTAAGCAGGCCAAAGACCACATTAATACGCTAACCCCTGCTCAGATCGCAATGAATAAAGCTGTCGATGAACTAAATAACTTCATTCAAAGCTGTGATGAAGCTCTATATGCAAGCGACTTAAACCAATTAACTGAGTCCTTACAAAATGATGAAGCGCACCTGTTTTACCAGAACATGCGCCAAGCCATTGTTAAGAGAGCTAGGGAGTTGGGCTGCGTAGCCAACAAAGAGCGGAAAACATGGGAAAACCCTGTTGAGTTCATGGCGATTACAGACGTTCAGCGCGATGAAATTCAAGACTTGATCGAGTCGATGGGCTTGGATGTAAAAACGGTTTGTGAGCACCTTGGTATTGATGCCTTGACAGAGATTGAAGCGAAAACCTTCAGTGACGTGAAAGCTGAAATTTCAAATATGGGAGCGCCATCATGACAACACACATGGCATGGCTCCCAACTGGTGAGCGCATCGAAGTGACAGAGCGTAAATGTGATGGGTATACGCATCCTGTATTCGGGATTTACACCCAGTACGAATATGTTGACGGGATTGGTGAGCGCATCCTCCCCACTCACACCTTGTCTTTCGCAACCATTACACGCGACCAGATTGATTTCGAATCTCAATTTGGAAAGCTGTATTTCAAGCCTGACTTTAGCAAGCTGGATAACTTGATGTATCGCAATGAAATGATACGAGCTGTTTATTCATTGTGGCGTGAAGCGAAAGGTTTGCCGATTGGCGATCCTGAATACAAGGCTACTGAGGTGCTGGATACACCTACAACACAGCCTCAGTACTATCGTGCTGGCACTCGATTTGCGGGGGATTGATATGAAACAAGCAATCAGACCTTTAAATGACTGGCAGGTATTGCGCAATCGTTATTCATCCGCCGGGCAGTACAAAAGACGAATCGCTTTACAGCCCTTTTATTTGGAGGACTTTGAAAATTGGCTGGTCGACCAGAATGCCGATGTTTTCGCTAACACAGAGCAGTATGAATTACTTAGATTTCGCTTAAATGGTCAGTTGGGAATTTGGTATCAAACCGGATCTGGGAATCTTTTGATGCACGACTTGGCAGAAGTATTTAAGAAAAAAGGAAAGGTGGCAGCATGAAAATTAAAGAAGGTGGCGGGATGGAAAAGAATAAATTGTGGTGTGTGGCTATTCGGCCAGAAAGTGATAGCCCTCATGAGCAATCACCTGCTGCATCAAAAGAAATTGCCGAACGTGCAGTGGCTAGATATAAAGCCATGGCCTTAGCGGAAGGCAATGAATTCATGATCGAATCTTTTGAAGATCTGATTCAAGTTCAGCAATGGCACGGTACACGTAAAGAGCACATCAATAAAATGTTCTATACAGAAGACTGGTTTAAGCAATCAATGTACCAGTGCAAAAACATGCAGCAGGCTGAACAAGTATTTAAGTACGGTGAAATCGTGCACTGCCACAAAGATGGTGCTGAGTTAATTACTTCTGATTTTGATGAAGCTAAGCGCTTCTATGAGGTGGCGTGATGGATATTCAGGAAATTCAAGAAAAATTTGAAGATTTACTTTTGGCAAACCCTGACTTTGATGAAAGCCTTTTGGGAAAAGATGAAGAAGGTTGTTATTCGGATTCTGATATTCAGCATATGTACAGCATGTTTGAAGCTGGTACGGAAGTTAGGGAGCAATGGCAATCAGCCAAAGCCCAAGCGGTTCCAGATGGATACAAGGTTGTGCCTGTAAATTACGAATGTGTATGGTGTGGATGCACAGAGTTAGATGGGTGGACAGATGAAACCATGACCGAAGCACAGGAGCAGAAATAATGCAGATGTATTTTGAAGTAACCGATGCAGAATCTGTGGCCAAACTTGATGAAGCTCTAGAGCCAATTAACACCTTTGATTCAAAGTTACACGCCTTGCAGAAAAAATACGGTGCTGACACGCCTTATGTTTTTAACTCACTGGATCGCGGTCTTGAGTTTAGTTGTTTTTGGTTTGAAAAATATCCACTTCACCTGGACACAGAAAAAGAGTTCAAGGTTTCAAGTGAAAAATACAAAACAGGCTGGGAAATACGCCCTCGCAAAAGCAATAAGAAGTTCTATTCTGAATTTATGGAAGGTCTGGAAGGTGTGAATTACAACGGTTTAAAGGCGATTTTATTTAACAATGAAAAATGCCGCCCAAGCATTTCTTACACGAAAAAAGATAATGCTTATTACATCGATTCGACTGTGAATATTGTTTTGCCACACAAGGAACTAACTGCTTCTCAATATAAAAGCTTGATCAATGAGGATGAGGCTAATGACTGAAATTCAATTAACCAACGTGCGATTCGCCCAGCTCCAGATCGATAACCTCGTGGCCAAAGACAAGCCATATCATGAAACATGGTCTGTCGGTGATGTTGGCTCATTCAATGCGATTTTAAATGCTGTGGATTTTGACAATGAGTTCACGTATCACATGCGAGGTTGGTCACGTCAGCGGGTTAAAAGCGGTACTGGCGGGATTATCACGGTCGATGAAAGTAATGCGGATAAGTTGTATCACCTATTCACCTGTTATTTGAGCAAGTTGCCGAGCGGTGTGGTGAAGTCTTTGGGAGAAGTGTCATGAATAAATACGACTGGTCAAACGTGCCCGATCAGGTTCAGTGGATTGCAACTGACAATAATGGCGCAGTATTTGGTTATGACTCGATGCCGGAAGAAAAGGATTTTGGGAAATTCATGCACACTTCGGATTTCCTGTATTTTCCACACAATGGCTGGATGCCAGCCTATCAAGGTAACTGGCGTGAGAGCTTAGAGAAAAGGCCGGAAGGTAAAAGATTGGAGGTGAATGATGGGAGCACTTAAGTACACCATTACGGTTGAAGCTGATGTTGAACCTCAGCTTTATCTGGGGCAGAGCATCTTTGGTGGAAAAATCGTTCAACTTAAGATGGAGGATTTGCCAGCTTTGGTTCCAGTGTCGTGGTTGGTTGAGAAATATGGATTAACCAAAACCACAATCATCAAAAAGCTTGAAGGCTATAACCAAGGAACTGAAGGTAAGCATCTTTATGAAACCAAGGTGGCCATGATGATCCTATCAAAGCCACAAAGAAATAAACGCGGATCAAAACGGGTCAATTAGACCCGTTCAGCATCTCACTGATTTCGCTTGCTGTGGGATTATAATAAGTATTAATCAAAATACCGGCAGTCTTGTGACCGGTAATTTTCATTAGAATCTCAATTGGCACCTTTCTTAATTTAACCAATCTGGTAATACCTTCATGTCGGGTATCATGGAAATGCAGCTCCTTAATATTTGCTTTTTTCACCCTTTTACTAAACGTATTTTGAAAAGTGCTGCTGCTTATATCAATTAGCTTGTCGGATCCATTGTCTGGAATTAGTTTTAATAACTCTTTCGCACTATCCATTAATGACACATCACGCGAGTGGCCATTCTTGGTGTCAGGCAGATGGATATAGTCTTTATGGATATTCGACCTTTTAATGGATAGTATCTCCCCTTGCCGCATAGTTGTTTCAATAGCGAAAAGAAAAGCCCAGGCAATAAAATGTTGTATCTCGGTTGGGATCTGCCCTCTCTCATAATTATGAGCCTCTAGCACCAAATCAATTTCAGCATTGCTTATGCGTCGATTTCTCGATTTTGGCTGAGATGGTTTGCTAACCATGGAGAACGGATTACTTTCAATAAGGAAGAGTTCTTTCTGGGCATAAGTGAAGATAGCTGAAAACAAAGATATATCACGAAGTACAGTACCAACACTCACGCTTTTTAATCTTGAGTTGCGCCAGTCAGTCAGAATTTGCGGGGTAATATCGTGCACTGACATTTCCGAGATAACAGGATAGGTATCAAGAAACTGCTTGATTGAGATTCTAATGGTTCGGCTAGATTTCTTATGCCTTCCAATTTCCTCATAGTACTTATGCATTAATGCGGAAAATGGATAATGTTGTTTGACTTCGCTCTGATTTTTATTTTGCTCAGTTTTTAATTCTAGAATTTTGAGCATGGCCCATTGCTCACACTCTTTTTCAGTATCTCGTGTAGCACTGATGCGCTTGCCATTAAACATCAGTTCAATACGGTATGACTCTCCACGTTTCCTTGCTTTTGGTAGTTTCATTTCTGGCGTAATCTTGGCGTAAATAGTCTTTCATCTTAACTTATTTTTTGTCCAAAACGTCCAATATGTTCAATTAGAAGGGATTTAAGAAGAAGTTTTTAAGGTGAGTTGCGTTAGTCAGTTTGATTTAATTTGTTGTTTTATATAGTCTTATCAAGTAACCCCATAGAATATTATTATAATTCAGCTATTTGAGATAGCACTTAACCATGGGGCTTTTTATTGTCTGAATATTTTAAAACGGATATAAAAATGGGCTGACGATAACGCCAACCCATGTCTTTCTTTATCGAATTAAATATTATTTTGTCTCAATGTCATAAACCCAATTTCGTGCCTGTTTGTCTGTGGTCGTTTCACAAACATAATAGTCGTGATCCCATGAATCAGGATGGAAGATTTCCTTTTTGGTATAAGTGACATTTTTGCCTTTTTCGACACAGATAAAACTGTCACCTTGGTCTTTGACTTGGCTTCCGTTGAGGAAGCCACCGATACAGAGGAAGCGGGATTGTTTGGGCAT